CTCTACCCACCAACTTTTCATCTCTCCACCTCCCACAGGGTTGCGAACAGCAGGCACTCATCTTCGTCCCGGCTCAGTAACTGAGCGGAGCCATCCGCATAGACTATACAAACGTAGTCGAGTGAGTGATACCACGGGTGGTCGGCGTAATACAAAACACTCTCCCGACCGGCGTGGGCACCCACCAACCCACGGCGCGGGGGCGCGGCGGCTATATACCTACGCACAGCGAGAACGAGCGCGCTAAGCGGGGTCATCTCTCCAACTCCCACAGGGCTGCGAACAGCAGACACTCATCTTCGTCTCGGCTCAACAGTTGAGCGGAGCCATCTTCATGAACTCTACAAATGTAGTCGTGTGTGCGAAACCACGGGGGGTGGGAGTAGGACAAAACAAACGCCTGAGATTCATAAGCACCCAACACCAATGGGCGACAACCATCGTCGCGCACATACTTACGCACAGCGGAAACAAAAACATTAATCACAAGTCGCTCCCGTGGGAGCCGTCTCAACGGCTCGTTTGTGGAAAATACACTACCTGCAGACTATATTATAGCACGAATGCGTATCAAAGTCAAGGGTAGGCGGCGGAGGTTGCAGGTTGTAAAAATCGACTGGAGCCAATAACCATGCGGGTTCCAGAGGGGGACATGTACAACTTGCAGGTTTCCGTTTTATGCAGGATGGGTAAAATGTGAGGGTAAGTCCTTGATTTGATTGAGAAATGTCGGGAATGCTTATATTTTGCTTGAAAACAAGCAAAGTTTTTCTGGGGGGAGGGGCCACGGGGGGAGGGGGCCGGGGGGCCGCTAAATAAAATAGCCCCTATATATATATACTTCTATTACAATACATACATACCCCCCTCTGGGGGCCGCGTGGTTGCTGGCTCTGGTCGATTTCTACAACCTGCAAGTATACATTCTATAACTTACAACACAGACAATCCCCAATAAAATCAGAGACTAATATTTCCTATGCGCGCTGGCGGCTCCCACGGGAGCCCGTGGCGCCCCGCTAACCCGCGCCCCGCCGTTCGATGATAGTAGGCGCCCGCTGCGGACGTGAAAAAGCCCCGCCTAGGCGGGGCTTGTGGGGTTGAGGGCGCTACCTGCGGGTGGTGCGGCAGAGGTGCCAGAGAGCCGCCTCTATCGACCATCCCATAATGCGCATGTATAGCGCGGCTTCGCGTACAGAGACGCGCGCCAACTCGCTTGCGGTGGCGAGATCGCGTTGTTCGGGACTCATGGGCGCAAGATAGGAAGTGTTTGTGTGCGCCACACTCGCGCAATAGCCGCATCTACCGCACGGCTTGCCCTGTGTAGCGCAGCGTCGGCGCTATCCAGCTCGCGCATTCTGTCCTCGTACTGATACGGCGGAACTGTGCCGTAAGCTTTGCGCAGGTCGTCGCGCAGGTTTTGGAGCCGCGCGTGCGCCTCTTCCAACGGCGTCATTTCGTGCATATCCATGTTGTTCCGGGCCCGCGCAAGCGGGTCCGCCTCAGTTAGTTACGCGGATGCGCCAAGCTGCTTGGCGCTTGTCGGCGCGGGCGCTTGTTTGACCTGCTTGCTCGCCTTGTTCGGCTTGCTCGCCTTGGCGGAAGCCTTGGCGATATGCCATCCGCCGGCCTCCATGTGTTTCACGAAGTCGAGCCAATCCATCGGCGAGAGTGCACACGCTGCCTTTGCCAGATCGGCGCCTTTGCCACTACCCGTAACGGGCGTTTGTCCGTCATTCGTCGGTTTCGTGACGGCGACTGGCCCGGGCTGCTTGGCAGCTTCGCGTGGCGCGGCGCCGATACCGAGATGTTCGCGCACGGCCTTTGCCGCAGTGGCCGTGCCGTGCTTCGCTGTCATCTCGATAGCACGCACGGCGGGTTCAACGCCTTCCTTAGTTTCCTTCCGATCGATGACAACGACGTCGGGTTCCAGAACGACGAGCACGTTCTCAAAGAACTGTTGTTTGACGTGCTTCGCGAACTGCGACACCGTTTGCATGTGCGCAGCTTTGATCCACCCGAACACCTCGATGGAACTTGCCTTCGCCCCCTTGGCTGCGCGGGCTTCAGCCACGGCAAGCGTTGCCGCAGCGCGGATCTTGGCAAACGCGGATTGATAGGACTTATCCGCTTCGCGCAGCAAAGACTCCACGGTTGCGGTACCGGCCGGTATGACCGTTCCAGACTTCGCCGCGGCGCCGATGGCACCAATGGACGCGGCAACGCCAAGCTTCGAGGAAGGTTTCGTATGCGTTTTCATGATCCGTTTCCTATGTGATTGATGGGTACTGCAATTCGAATCATACACAAGTTGGCAAGAAATACAAGTTTTATTTGCTCCCAAGGGAGCGCCTTTGGGTCGCGGGTGATAGTAGGCGCCGGCGCTCCCGTGAAAGAGAGGGGAGCTGGACCACGAGACGACTTTTGAATGATAGTAGCCCTCTTCCCCATAAATTTTTCCCCACTCGTAACTTACCTATATTTTCTACCCACTCGTAACTTACCTATATTTTCTACCCACTCGTAACTTACCTATATTTTCTACCCACTCGTAACTTACCTATATTTTCTACCCACTCCTAACCTACCCACGCCTAACCTACCCACTCCTAACCTACCCACTCCTAACCTACCCACTCCTAACCTACCCACTCCTAACCTACCCACGCCTAACCTACCCACTCCTAACCTACCCACTCCTAACCTACTCACCTCTTGACGCGGCCTATAATTTCTGCCACACTGCGCTTATGAAAGTCGACCTGTACCCCATCTTCCGCCGCAACCCCCGAGGTGCGTTCAATAACTTTTTCAAGTCTTCGGGCTTCCTCGAAGCGAAAGCCTACCTCGAGTCCCGGGGGCTCAGTGAGTCGGACATCTTGACCCGCTCCCGCGGGAGCGGACCCGGAGGCCAGTCCGTTGCCCTCGCCCATCCGCTGATTGCGCTCGAGTTCATGCGATGGCATGATTCGCAGAACTACTTCTCGAAGCTCGACTCGACTCTCGGGCTGACAAAACCGATCGGCGAATGACGTACCAGACCTCCAACACCCCCGCAACTTTCGACATCGACCTTGAAACGGTGGCGTTTGCCGTTGCCCGGAACCAGTGTGGGGCGAAAATCCCCATCGACGACCTGCTGACCGAGCTGGGGCTGACCCCGACGAAGTTCCTCGAGTTCGCCGACGACCCGATTTTCAAGCGATCGGTACAGCTGTTCGCCAAGGAGATGACGGAAAACGGGGTCAGTTTCCAGATGAAGGCCCGGCTGCAGGCCGAGGAACTGCTGAAAAAGCAGTGGAAGGTGATCCACGACCCCGACACGCCCCCGGCAGTCGTCGAAAAGATGATTTCGAACACGGTGCGATGGGCAGGTTTGGAGCAGCGGCCGGCACAATCCGACGAAAACGCCGGCGGATCGGCCCAAAAGATTCAGATCAGCATCAACTTGGGGCGAGCCGACGAGTACGAAGCCCGAAAAATAGAGGCCACGGCCGAAAGGCTGCCCGATGGCGCTTGAGTTCCTGCTCGATTACGTGCCTCCGCCGACCGTCGCGGCGTTTTTGCGCGATAAAACAGAGGTTAAGGTCATTTTGGGGCCGGTGGGGTCGGGAAAATCGTCCGGATGTATCCTGCACGCGCTGAAAAACGCGATGGAACAGGCTCCGGACCGCGACGGCATCCGTCGAAGCCGGCATGTGGTGGTCCGCAACACCATGCCGCAGCTGAAACTGACGACGATCAAGTCGTTTTTGGACTGGATTCCGCACGGCGTGCTTGGAAGGTGGGTTTCGAGCGATAAAACGTACTACATGCGGTTCAACGACGTCGAAGCGGAGGTGATTTTCCTCGCCCTTGACGATAAGGACGACGTTGCGAAGCTCTTATCGCTCGAAACGACGACGGCGTGGTTCAACGAGTTCCGGGAAATCGATCAGGACATCTTCGAAGGCATGACGAAGCGTATCGGGCGGTATCCGTCGAAGAAAGGCGGGCCGGGGCCGACGTACAAGTGCATCATTGCCGATTCGAACATGCCCGCGGTGGACACGTGGCTGTACAACATGGCCGAGCGGCTCATCGACAACAACTGGGCCGTGTTCAAGCAGCCCGGCGGGCGCGATCCGCTGGCCGAAAACGTGGAGAACCTGCCCCCCGGCTACTACGATCCGACCGGTTTGTCGGACGAGTACGTCCGGGTGATGATCGACGCCCAGTACGGCACGTCGCAGGCGGGGTTGCCGGTGTATCGGCACACGTTCGTGAAATCATTCCACGTCTCGACGGCCCCCCTCAAGACGATCTACTCGGACAACACGCCGATCGTGGTGGGGCTCGACGCCGGGCTGACGCCGGCGGCGGTGATCGGGCAGCAGCTGCCGACCGGGCGGGTGTGCATACTCTCGGAAGTGGTGACGCCGGCGGACGAGAAGATGGGGATGGAGCGGTTCCTCCGCGACAGACTGCTCCCCCATCTCAAGAACAAGTACCCGGGAGCGAAGCCGCTCGTGATCGTCGATCCGGCTGCCGCGCAGCGTAGCCAGCCGACGGAAGAGACGGTGTTCCAGATCGTGACGAAGGCCGGGCTCAAGTGCCGACTGGCGTCGACGAACAAGACCGAGCTGCGGATTTCCGCCGTGGAAAGCCTGCTCGGGCGGTCGGTCAACGGCGGGGCGGGGTTTTTGATCGACGGGGGCGCGGCACCGGTGCTCGTGAAGGGGTTCGAACATGCGTACCGGTATGACAAGAAGAAGGACGACGAGCCGACCGAGAAGCCGGCGAAGAACTTCGCCTCCCACGTCCATGACGCCTGCCAGTACCTCGCGACGCACTTCGTCGGGTCGCTGACTACGGGGATGGGGGCGCGCAAGGCCCTGCCGGTAATTATCCCGTCGGCAAAAGGATGGACCTGAAAGGCGTCCGTCGGTGGGCGAAACGCATGGCGTACTGGGCGCCGTGGAGCATGCACACGGAGGACGACTGGTTTCAGATCGGGTGCGAGGCGGTCTTGCGCAGCTCGAGGTACGCCGAGATGACCGAAAAAGAGATGTCGCTGCGGGCGTACTCGGGAATGCGGGACGCGCTGCGGTACGAGCGGCGGAGGTACAAAGGGCTGCCGGTCGTAGCTGAGGAGGAAGTGCGGGATACCCCGCACTACGAAACCCCCGAGGCGTGGGTTACGCTCAACGAGTCCCTCCAGCGGGCATACGACGCCCTCCCCTCGCCGCAGGCGAAACGCATCGCCGAGTCCCTCATGCGGATAGGCTCGGTGGAAACGGCCCGGGCGTTGGGGTACAGCGAAGGGCGGGTGTCACAGGTTCGATCGACGATGCTGAAGAGGTACAATGAGTAAATTCAAGGAGTTAGGTGGTAAACAGGGGTGGGCCGACCGGGTGTTGGTGCGCGCTCCGGGGTACCTCGTGTTATGCACTACACAGAAGCACTTCGAGCGGGTTCTCAAGCACTTGGCGGTCAGTCGAGACGAGTGGCCCCCGTTTACTACGAAAACGGCCGATGCGTCGACGCACTTTTTCGACAATCCGAACAGCGGGGCAACGGTTGCTGTAGTCTGCCTAGGCGCGCACGAGGGCTATAGTCCGATCGACGTTGCCGCTCTGTTGGTCCACGAGGCCGTGCACGTGTGGCAAGAGGCCGCGCGGGGCTTGGGGGAAAAGACGCCAAGCCACGAGTTCGAAGCATACTCGATACAGGAGATATCTCACCAGCTCATGCGGCTGTATGTAGAAGCCCTTGACGCACCGCAGAATACCTCGTAGTCTGTACGGACTCTCTCCTCCGTCTCTCCCTTGAGCCCGCGCGTGTCGCGGGCTTTTTCTTGACATCGTTCAGTGAGTTGCGTATTGTGAGCTGGTACTCACTTACGCGAGCGCGATGTCCGCCATTCAGAACGGGCTCCTGCGAGTCCTTAGCAACGAACAACTGATGGCTGCCGACGCGGCGGCGCAGGCTGCCGAGGCACGTCAGAACGAGCCGGTTATCCTGAACCTTGCGACGTATGTACGCAAGTGTTTCGATGCCGCCGATCGAGCGAAGAGCCTTCACGAAGCGGACATGCTCAATGCGTTGCGGATGCGCAACGGAGAGTACGCCCCTGACCAGCTCGCCGAGATACGAAAGACGGGTGGTTCGGAAATCTACATGCGCGTCGGGGCTACGAAGATGCGCGCTGCGCAGTCATGGCTGAAGGACATATTCCTCACGATGTCGCGGCCGTTTACGGTGGTCCCAACGCCGGAGCCGGACGTCCCCTCGGACCAACTCAGCAACGTCGACGCGCTCGTTCAGCAGGTCATCGCCCAAGGCGTCATGCAGGGGGCGCCGCCCCCGATGGCGGAAGAAATCGACGCCCTGCGGGAAGGGACTGTCAAGCAGATTCGGCTCGAGCTTGACAAGGTGGCGAAGGAGCGGGCGGAGCGGGCGGAGCAGCGCATCGACGACATCCTGACGGAAGGCGGGTTCTACCGCGCGCTGGACGAATGCCTCTCCGACATCACGACCTTCAAGGGGTGCATCCTCAAAGGGCCGATCGTACGCAAACGCGTACAGCTGAAGTGGAAACGAGGCGTTGACCCGACCACACAGCAGCCCGGCGCGTGGCAGGCGGTCCCGGTTTCAGACTACAAGTTCGAGTTCGAGCGGGTGAACCCGCTCGCGTTCTATCCTTCTCCCAACACCTGTCGGCCGGACCGTGGGTACGTCATCGAGCGGCACAAAATGTCGCGGGAAGACCTGTACTCCCTGATCGGGGTCGATGGGTTCGACTCCGCCGCGATTCAGAAAGTTCTCGAAGAGTATGGCCTCGGCGGGCTTAGGAACTGGCTCTCCGTCGATTCGGAAGAGCAGCAAGCACTCGGCAACCTGACAGACCTCTCATCGGACCCCGCTGCGCCGATAGAGGCACTCGAGTTCTACGGTTCCGTACAAGGGAAGCTGTTGCTCGAGTGGGGAATGGCACCCGACAAGGTTCCCGATCCGGTTGCCGAGTACCGCGCAAATGTGTGGGTGATCGGGGCATACGTGATTCGGGCGACGCTCAATACCGACCCGCTCGGACGTACGCCGTACTCCGTGTCGAGTTGGGAGAAGTTGCCGGGCTCGTTCTGGGGGATCGGGCCGGCGGAGTTGATGACGGACGTTTCCGCGGTGTGCAACGCAACTGCGCGGGCGCTTGTCAACAACATGGGTATCGCGTCCGGACCGCAGGTTACAGTCAACACAGACCGACTCGCCGAAGGCGAGAACATCACCTCCATGTTCCCGTGGAAGCTGTGGCAAACGAAAAATGATCCGATGGCGAATGACTCAAGCCAACCGATCGCGTTTTTCCAGCCGCAGAGCAACGCGCAGGAGTTGCTCGGGGTCTACGAAAAGTTCACCACGATCGCTGACGAAGTTACGTCAATCCCCCGGTACATGATGGGGGACAGCCAAGTCGGCGGGGCCGGGCGGACTGCGGCGGGCTTGTCGATGCTCATGAACGCGGCGAACAAAGGCATCAAAAACGTCGCGAACAACATCGACACGGACCTGATCGTCCCGACAGTGGAGCGGGTGTACTACTTCCTCATGCTGTACGACGAGGATCAGACGATCAAGGGTGACGCGCAAATTCGCGCACGCGGGGCAAGCGGGCTCATGCTCAAGGAGCTGCTCAATCAGCGCCGGCTCGAGTTCCTGCAGATTATCAGCAATCCGATCGACGCACAGCTCATCGGTCCTGACCGTCGCGCAGTGATCCTGCGGGAAATCGGTAAAGGGCTCGAGTTTCCGATCGACGACATCGTTCCGTCTGACGCCGAGATTGACCAAGTCCGGCGTATGATGGCGATGCAGGCTGCCGCTCCCGCGGGAGCGACCCCAGAAAAACCCGACGATCCGACTACCGTCGATCAGGAGTTGCGGGCGAATTCAACCGGGCCGAAACCCACGGCCAACCAACAGGAGTAGCACATGGCACAGCTTACTTGCGTCGGCTTTGCGCAAACGACCGTCGGCACGACTGCGACGGCACTGAACACGCTTGCGTCCATTCCCGGCGGTGCATCGACTGTCGAGATTGCCGTCGAAACGGCGGCGATCCGTTGGCGCCCCGACGGTACCGCTCCGACGACTTCTGTCGGTAATCCGGTCGCTTCCGGAGGTACGTTTGCGGTCGAAGGAAAGCTGTCCAACGTTAGCATCATCGCGCAAGCGGGGACGGCGACGCTCAACATTACCTACTACGGGTGAAGAGTGGACCAGATTTATACGACAAAGGGGTATGTTGACCCCTCTATCCTCGAGAAAAAAGTGGTTGTGTCCGACGAGCCGCAGGCACACATCACGGCAACGGAGTACTGGCTCGAAGGCGAACTGGTTCGCCGAGATGTTGATATCGCCCTGAAAGGGCGCGAAATCGCCCTCGAAACGGCGAATCTTTCGTAAGGAGCAAGAAATGGCAAACACTCAAGCAATCTCGGGCGTGATGAAGCAGGTCGCTCTCGGCGCCGTCGTCGACGGTAAAGCACTCAAGGCGGCGCTGTATCTCGCGTCGGCAACTACCAACGGCAGCAACTCAGCGTATACGGCGACGGGCGAAGTGTCGGGTACGAACTACACCGCGGGCGGCGTATCGGTGACCAACGCCAATACCGCTTCGCTAACCGGCACCACTGCGTATTGGACGCCGAGTGCCGCGATCGTGTACACGACCGTGACGCTGGCTACTGCGTTCGACGCGGTGATGATCTACTCGACGACCGACTCGAACCGCAACCTCGGTGTCTACACGTTCGGGTCGCAGACGGTTACGGCGGGTACCGTTACGCTGAATATGCCGACAAACGACAGCTCCAACGCGCTTATTCGCTTCGCGTGATGCGCTGTTTTCTGTGGTTAGCGACAGTGGCGCTGCTGGCCTTCGGGCCGGCGGCACACGCGACCATCATCTACCTCGGAAATTTCGAATCCGAGACGTGCGATGGGACGATCACCGACGCAGTAAGTCCGGTCGACGGGAAGTTTTGGGACATCCTGATGGAAAACCCAATCAACCCGTTGCCGACGGTGCGATGCACGGGTGGGCCGACCGGCGGCGGCAGCAAGTTCATCGAGTGGAACAACGGCGATTCGCAGCACGACAACCTGATCGAAGTGCTCGGATTGGGCACCACGAGCATGGTCGCAGGCCAGACGTGGTACATGGCCGCGTTCGCACGAGTCGACAAGAGTACTGCGACGGACGTCTATCAGACGCTGAATTCGTTCGACAAGTTTCTTGAGTTTCGTGGGACCGGTTTGCGATGGGGTATCGGAGCGGGATACGCAAACGGGAACTACAGCAACTACCACGCAGGCCAGTTCGTTTGGGACGTGTGGTGCGCCGCGAGCGCGGTTACGCAGTGCGAAACATCGGGAGGGGGACCGGACCACAAGATTCCGAACGTCTCTCCGTACAGCGCATCCGCGCCGTTCTACGCCAACTACGGTCAGTGGTACGCGCTGGTAATCGCCATCACGATGCAGTCTGGCAGCACTGGAACCGTTGAAATGTGGGTGAACGGAACGAAGACCCACAACATTACTCAGGTCACAATGAATGCCGGCGCCACGATCACATCGATGATGGCGCAAGGTACGATCAGCCAGCCCGGCTACAACGCGCCAGCTCACGTTCGCAAAATCGATCGGTGGATTCTGACCGATACAGCATCAGATGTTTCACTCTACATGAGTGACCCATCAGGCGGTTTGCTACCCGGACCTTCAAACTTTCGGCGGATATTCTTCCAATGGCGCTGAGCGTTGACAACGGAACGGTAGGGCTTACGGTAGGCACACCCGCTAACGGGGTGGCGCTATCTACCGGCAGCTTTACACCTCCGAACAATTCTCTGTTGCTGGTACCCGTAGAGGCTACCTCGAACAGTTCTGCCCCCGACATTACGATATCGGTGTCCGGAGGGGGCCTGTCGTGGACAAAAATAACAGAGCAAGAGGGGGTGTCGTCTTCCTACGGCGGACACGTGTCGTATTGGGGCGCGCTGGTTACAACCGGGGCGTCGATGACGATCGACATCACTCGTACTGCCGGGGACGGCGGGGTAAACGGCATTGTTACGAAGCCGCTTATCATAACCGGGCACGACACCACTACTCCGTGGGCGGCGAAGAACAAAGGCAATACCACCACCAACAACCCTACGCTGTCGCTCGGAAATAGCGCAGCAAACAATTCTAGGTTCTTCTATGCGGCGTTTGCCGAGCCTGACAACGGTGGTGCGCCTACTTCAACCGATACGATTGACGCCAATACGTATGCAGGCGCGGCTGACGTAGCCTTTTGTTTCAAAGCTGCAGATACGGCGGTGTCCGGCACCGCAGTGTCCGGCAACGTCGATTTCGCCGGTACGAGTTCTGTTGGGTGTACATGGGCTTCTGTAGAGGTGTACACCTCCGGCTCTGTTCCCTCTTCTGGGGTAACGGTATCGCTTACTGGACAAGCGTCTTCCGCACAGGCCGGGTCGCTCACGCAGGGTTTTAGCTACGCTCTTTCTGGGCAAGCGGCTACAGCCGCGGCAGGGTCTGTTACCTACAACACTACTGGCGCAGTAACCCTCACGCTTGCCGGACAGGCGGCAGCCGCACAGGCCGGCACGCTTACGCAGAGTCGTAGTTACGCTGTATCAGGGGCTTCAGCTACTGCGCAAACTGGGACTCTTTCTGCGCGGTGGCAAGCTACCGTGGGTTGGACAGACATCGTCGGAGAAGACGGGTACCGTGTGAAGTGGGGTACGGCTCCGGACACCTACACAGCTTCTGCAGACCTCGCTGCAGACACAACGTCGTACACGATAACGGGGCTTCTGTTCAACACTACGTACTACACGCGCACGTACGGCCTGCTTTCTGGAGTGGAACAGGGCGGGTCGATAGAGCGGGCGCTAACGCAGAATGACGTAACAGTTTCGTTGAGCGGAAGCGCCGTAACGGCCTCTTCCGGTACGCTCGGGTATGGGTGGTCGCGATCGGCCACTGGGCAGCTGGCTACCATATCTGCCGGGGCCATGTCGACTTCTCGGACGCTGGCTCCCACGGGAGCGGCGGCTACCGCACAGACCGGAGCGCTTGCGGTCAACACTTCTGGCGGAGTGACTGCGGCGCTCACTGGAGCCGAGGCTACCAGTAGTGCGGGGACGGTATCTGAAGGGCTGTCGCTTGCGCTTACCGGGCTTCAGATCACGGCGGCTCCGGGGTCTGTGTCTGCGTCGTCAAGCCAAGGAGTTACGCTTACGCTGTCGGGACAGGCGGTTACCGCAACGGCTGGGAGTTTGTCGACGGCACGAGTGGCGGCGCTGTCCGGCACTGTGGCGACCATGTTGCCCGGTAACGTCGGCATGCCCGGCAACGCCAATCCCGAGTTTGATCTTCTCGCGGCTATCTGCCGCCTCGCTCCTCGTGGTACGCGCCTGTGGCGGGCGTGTCGGGCTGCGGGATACCCTGTTAGGTGACCTATGTTGCTACTCGCATCAACATCTGACCTTTTGCGTGTCGTCACGAGCGCGGCCGGATCGGTCGAAGTGCATGCGTCATGGATCGACCTGAACGGCACGACGGTTACGCCGGGGCGCACCAATACCGCCATCACAACGGCGACAACGACGACCGTCGTTGCGTCTCCCGGCGCGAGCACGACACGCAACGTCAAGACGGCCCTTATACGTAACGACCACGCCAGCAACAGCAACGACATCGAGGTCCAGCACACCGACGGAACGACGGTCGTTACGTTGTACAAGGCCACGCTCGGCGCGGGCGAATCGGTGCTCTACGACGACGACGACGGCTTTATCCGCCTGAACACGTCTGGTATTCCGATCACGACCGCCAACACGGGTGTCGCCGACGTACAGACTTTCAGCAGCTCCGGAACGTGGACCAAACCGACGACCTTCACGCCGAAAGTCGTGATCGTCGAAATGGTCGGAGCCGGAGGCGGTGGCGGTGCCGGGGCGTCCCTCGCGACTGCCGTCGTCGCCAAGGGCGGTGGCGGCGGCGGAGGCGGTGGATGGGTGCGCGATGTGTTCGCGGCGAGCGACCTGACGGCCACGGTGGCGGTCACGCTTGGTACGGGCGGCACGGCTGGCGCGAGAGGCGCTGCGGGTGCCGCGGGCGGCGCAGGCGGTGCGGGCGGCAACTCGACGTTCGGTGCCTACCTGACCGCCTATGGTGGCGGCGGCGGTGCGGGCGGTGCTATTTCGGCTGCCGTGACTGGTGGCGGCGGTGGTGGCGGTTCCGGCGGCGCGGGGGGCACAGGCTCCACGTCGGGCGGCACCGGCGGTCTTCCGACCGCAGCGACGAACGGTGCGGGCGGGCAGGGAGTCACGGGAACCGTTGCGGTATCGACGACAGGGAACGCGGAATTCGGTGGCGCGGCGGGATCGGGATCGGCCAACCCGCCAGTCAACGCCGGCAACGGCGGATCGTCGCTGCGCGGCGGCGCGGGTGGCGGGTCAGGCGGCGGGCATACGGCCACGCCAACGACCGTCACGCCGGGGGCAGGCGGCAAGTCGGGCGCCTATACGGCCGGGGGCGGCGGGTCTGCAGGGACGGACGGCGGCTCTGGAGCGGCAGGCGGCAACGGCGGCAACGGGGGCGATGCCAATTCGACGAAATCCGGTGACGGCGGCGGTGGTGGCGGGGCTACGACGCAGGCCTCGGCCGCGGGCGGCAATGGCGGTGCCGGCGGACTCGGGGGCGGTGGCGGTGGTGGCGGCGGGGTCGGCATGAACCCCGGATTGGGCGGCAACGGCGGGGCCGGCGGCGGCGGTTTCTGCATCGTCTACACCATGTAAGCCATGTCTATTGGATGGTTCGATAAGACCGGGGTAGCCCTCGGGTGGTACGACAAAACAGGCGAAGCCGGAGGCTGGTACGCCGTAGAGACGCTCGGCCTATCGCCTAGTGGCGGCGTTACGGTAGCGCTCACGGGCGCAACTTCGGCGGCGCAAACCGGCGGGCTTACACAGGTTCGAGATTATTCGGTTTCGGGGCAGTCGGCTCTCGCGGGAGCTGGCACGCTATCACCGACGTTGTCGAGCGTACTCACTGCCTCTGTAGCGACGGCGCTTGCTGGATCGATAACGCCGGCGTTTTCTTACACCATGTCTGGGCAGTCGGCTCCCGCGGGAGCCGGCACGCTCGTCTTTACGCGCAGTCTGACCCTCGTCGGTACTTCGGCTCCCGCGGGAGCCGGCACGGTCGGTTATGCGGTTGCTTACGGCGCACTTGGTACGGGACTTAGCGCGCAAGCTGGAACGATTACGTACTCGGCTGCAGCCGCTGGCGTAACGGTGACGTTGGCTGGACAACAGGCAGTAGCGTCGGCGGGCGCACTCGCGGTTCTCCGCGAAGTCGCGCTCGTGGGGGCGGATTGCACCGCAGCGCCGGGTACCATAGAGGCGACAACGCCTGTTGTGACGGGAGTTCGGGCTGCGTACTACGACGCACGGCATCGTTCTGCTGGGTTTGACCTGTCCGGGCGGCGACAGCGTTTCTGGTCATCTCGCTAAATGGTTCTTGACATGCGAGTTTTTCAACGGTACTGTGTAGTGAGCACTCACATTGGAGGTGTGCGATGTCTCTGAAGGAAGATTTTTCGATCGGTCGTTTGACCCTCAACGGGCAGACGAACGACGGCACGCCGATCGGTCCGCTGTTCGTACGATCGCAAACGGTTACTCCGACGTCCGTCGGGGCGGCAACCGTGTCGGTCCAGACAGCTACGGTTACAGGCGTCGCCGCAGGCGACCTCGTGATCGTCAACCCGGCGGCTACCGGTAACGCAACAGCAGTCGGCGCGGCGTATGTGTCGGCAGCCAACACGGTTTCGATTCAGTACATCAACCCGACGGCCGGCTCTCTGACGCCGGGTGCGGGGACGTACAAGTTCATTATCATTCGTCCGTAACACCATGATTCTGCCCCAGCCCACTGAGGAGCAACTTCGCGCGATGTTGGCCTTGAGCCAGCACCCGCAGTTCTCCATATTCGCCGCGTATTTGCGCGAAGCAGAGGGCCAGATTCTCGATTCTCTCGTCGGAGCTACCGACACGGCGAAGATGCACCGGTGGCAAGGTTCTGCGCAGACTATCCGCGCGGTATCTGATGCCTTCGGCGCCGCATCCGCTGCCCTTCAACGCATGTCTCAAGGACGGTTATGAGCAACCTGCCAAGGCAAGTGAAGCAACAAGTCGAGGAAGCCAACCGCATGCAGGCGGAAGCCGCTGCAACTTCTTCGCCGGACTCGGAATCGCAAACCGGTGAGCCTTCCGGCAATGCCGATCCCGTACCGAACCCTTCGATTGCTGCGCCGGTACAACCGGACGCCGCGCCTCCTTCGACGCCTCCTGCGACTCCTGCGGCTGCTGAAGACTTTCAGCACAAGTACCGCACGATCCAAGGCATCCTGTCGAAAGTGAGTGGCGAGCGTGATCGCGCTCGACGGGAAGTAACTGAACTCGAGGGGAAAGTCGACTCCCTCTCCAAAGCCGTGCAACATCTGCAGAGCCTTCTGCAGCAAGCGCAGTCGCCGCAGTCTTCATCCCGCAAGCTTGTTTCGGACAGCGAGGTTCAGGAGTTTACGCCTGAGTTGCTCGATGTCGTCGGGCGCAAAGCGATGGAGACGCTTGGACCATACTTGCAGCAATATCAGCAAGTTATCCAACAGCAAGCGGCGCGGATCAAGGAGCTTGAGGACAACGTGTCCGGGGTCGCAGAAGCGACGACGGATGTCCGCACAAGCACGTTCCTGCAATCCCTCGCTTCGATGGTGCCCGACTGGGAGGCGGTTAACTTCGACCCCGGTTTTGCCGAGTGGCTGCTGATGCTCAACCCCTCTACGGGGGCGTCGTTCAAGGATGCTTTCGACGACGCGTGCGAACGGCACGATGCCACACGGGCCGCGTGGTTCTTCAACGCGTACAAGGCGTCTCGCGCACCGGCTCCCACGCCGCCTCCGCCTCCGCCTCCTATCTCCGAGCTGGCCTCTCCGTCTACACAGGGGTCGTCCATTCCGCGCACCCCCGAAAAATCCGGGCGGATGTGGTCGGAAAAAGCGATTCGCGAGTTCTATCGCGATAAGTCGCTCGGAAAGTACGTTGCGAACCCGGCGGTGGCCGCGCAACTCGAGCAAGACATTTTCAAGGCTCAACAGGAAGGCCGCGTAACGGCCTGATTGCTAACGCAAATAGGAGCAGAAAATGGCTTATCCCCTTGCCGCAGGTATGCCGAATTATTCGGGTACCTTCATTCCGACCATCTGGGCGGGCAAGCTGCTGGAGAAGTTCTACGACGCCAGCGTTGTGCCGCAGATTTCCAACACCGACTACGAGGGTCTGATTTCGGCGCAGGGCGATACGGTGAACATCCGTACCGTCCCGAACGTGACGATCCGCAACTACTCCGCCGGTCAGCCGCTGCAGGTTGAGCGCCCCGACTCCCCGATGGTTACTCTGAACATCGATCAGGGTCGGTACTTCAACCTCGTGCTGGACGACGTGATGGAGATTCAGTCCGACATCAACCTGATGAATACGTGGTCGTCGGACGCGTCCGAGCAACTCAAGATCAACATCGATACGTACGTTCTCGCGAACGTTGCTGTCGATGTGGCGGCGGTCAACAAGGGCGCGACCGCGGGTCGTCTCAGCGCGAACCTGAACCTCGGTGCGACGGGTGCGGCGGTTCAGCTCACCAAGGCGAACATCATCGACAAGCTGCTCGAAATGGGGCAGGTTCTCGACGAACAGAACGTCCCGGAAACGGGTCGCTGGGTTGTGATGCCCGCTTGGGCGATTCGTCTCCTGAAATCTTCGGATATCAAGGATGCGTCGCTGACCGGTGACGGCGCTTCGCCGCTGCGCAACGGCCGGGTCGGTATGATCGACCGGTTCACGTTGTACTCGAGCAACCTGCTGCCGCGCTACGTCGATACCAACAACCCGTTCGACATCATTGCTGGGCACAAGGTCGGCCTGACGTTCGCGACGCAGATCACCAAGACTGAGACGCTTCGGTCCGAGTCGACTTTCGGCACGCTGATGCGCGGGCTGCAGGTCTTCGGTATGAAGGTCGTCAAGGGCGACTCGCTCGTTCGTCTGTACGCCTACGCATAAGGAGCACACCACATGGCTACCAATGACCTGACCGTCGCCTCCGGTTACGAGGCCGTCGCTTACCAAGGCTACAACTTCGTTGTGGCCGAGAAAGTGGTGAGCGCCGCAACTCTGACGAACAAGGCGGCTACCGATACGATCGACGTTCTCGATATCCCGGCCAACAGTTTCGTCATCGTCGCGGGCGTGGAGGTTATCACTGCGGACACGACCGGCTCTTCGCCGACGCTGTCGCTCGGTGACAGCTCGAGCGCTACGCAGTTCCTCAGCGCCTCGTCCAACCCGAAGGCGTCCGCCGGCACGGTGGTGGCGTCAGCCGCTACTACGTGGAAGTTCTACAAGACCACGTCGCCGCTGCGCGTCACCATCAACACGGCCGCGCTGACGAACGCCGTGTTCCGCGTGTTCGCGTACATCGTGCGCGATACGGGCAATACGGCTGTCGAGGTGTAATGCCGACCGGACGGGGCTTCGGCCCCGTCCACACAGGAGAAGAAAGTGGGACGATATCTCAAGCACATGCCGACGGGCGAGGTCTACGGGTTCAACCCGACGCTTGCCGAACGCGGCGATATGATCGAAATCGACGCGCTGCCCGGAGTCGAGGCCGAAGTTATTGTGGAGGCGCCGGTGTCGAAAACGAAGCCGCGCAAGACCTCTCCGGTTGTGGATGCGCTGAACGAAACGCCTGATGGGTTTGCTGCGCAGCCGTGACTCCTGCGGACGTCATCGCGAGTGTTCGCGTTCTCACCAACGATAACGACCCCGTCGATTATCGGTATGAGGACGTGACTATTCTCGACTGCGTCAATCGTGCGCTTCGGCGTATGGCGACGCTGCGTCCCGATCTGTTCGTAACAACGAGCGAGCTTACGTGTGTTGCGGGTGTCGAGCAGGAAGTCCCCAACTATGGGCGCGTGGTTCAGGTCTTCGGCGTGAAAGACGCGGGGGCCGTGGTCGAGACGATCCGAGAGCACATGGACGCGTACTTTCCCTCTTGGCGGGCAGCCGCTGCCGGAACCGCGGTCAATTGGATGCGGCATAGTCGCAACCCGTCCAAGTTTTTCGTGTACCCGCCGGCTTCGTCAGGGCAAGTTCTCGACGTCGAGTACAGCACCGTTGATGCTGTGTACGATACGAACACGCCTATCCCGCTGGCGGCAGAGTACCTGCCTTCGCTCGTTGATATCACGGCGGCAGAGGTGGAGTGGGCGGACGACGAGTATGTCCTCACGCCTCGTGCGGAGGGGTTTTACAATCGAGCCGTGCAGGCGCTTGCGGCGCAGGCGCAGACTAGGCAGAACATGGATACGGAGGCTGGTGGCGGTGCTCCTGCCATCGTGGACTAAGTGGCGGACATACTCTTTTCCGATGTTGTTCCAGACGTACAGATTCTCGCCCCAAACTGCCCACAGCCCCTCGTTGTTGGCATGTTGCGGCAGTCTGCGCGACAGCTCTGCGTCGACTCGTCGGTGTACCAATACCACGTCAGCTTTCCGTTCGTCGATGGGACGCACAGCTACTCGCCCACGCTTCCTGCAGGAACCGAGGTAGCCCGATACATATCGGTATCCCACGGGGTTCGCCTTCTCGAACCAGCAACGCTTGCTGAGTTTTTCTCGTACGACGAGGAATACCCTTTTCTGCAGGGGATTCCTACGCACTACGCTACCGAAGAGTTCTCCTCTCTGAAGTTTTACCCGGTGCCGGATGCGGACGCGGAAGCGGAGGCGTCGTGCATCGTATTTCTCGCGCTGTGCCCAACCAACACCGCTACTGGGCTGGATCAGGACGTGTTTTCTCGATACCGCGAAGGTATCGTTGACGGCGCAGCGGCGCGGCTGATGGCGCAGCCTGATAAACCTTGGGGCAATCCGCAGCTGTCGAGCTACTACGCTGGGCGGTACCGGGCAGCGGTCAAGAACGCTTCTGGGCAAGCGTTGCGAGGGCGGGTCGGGGTGGAGGCTCGCATCAAACCTGTGTGGTTCGGGGTCTAAATGACGTACAAATTTTCCAACTTTGCGCGCTCAACCCTTGCGTCGTCGATCAACAACGTCGTAACGACGTTGTCCGTTGCGTCAGGGGACGGGGCCAAGTTTCCGAACCCGGGCGCGCCCGAGAAGTTCATGATTGTCGTAACGAACAATCTCGGGCAGCGTGAGGTTATGCGCGTAACTGCGCGGGCTACGGACACGTTTACCGTCGTTCGCGGGCAAGAGGGCACGACGGCGATCGCGTTCAACGCTGGCGATCGTGTGTCGCACCGGCTTACTGCAGGGGCTATCGACGCGGCTTTCGGCGGGGCTATCCCGTCCGCAACCGGGCAGGCCGGTAAGCTCATAACTTCCGACGGCACGACGGCGTCGTATTCGGACACGCTCGCCGGCCCGCTTACGCTGTCGTACGCGTCGCCCGTCTTCACACTGAATGCAGCGGCTTCGGGTCAGACCCGGTACAGCCGGTATCGCACGGCCGGCACGACCCGGTGGGAAACCGGGGTGAACGGCACCGCTGAATCCGGCGCGAACGCCGGTTCTGACTTGGTCGAGGTCGGGTACTCGGACGCCGGAGCGCTGCTCGGAACGTGGAAGTCGGTATCTCGGGCAACGGGAAGGCGCACTTATGTGGTGGCTCCCACGGGAGCGGGCACCGCGGTTGATTTCCAGATTCCCCACAACAGCGCCCAACGCGTCCGCGCGTACAACAGCGATGCCGGAAACGGGGCGCTGGCCGGGTTCGCTGCTGAGACGAACGACGGGCAGCTCCGCGTAGATGCGTCTTCTACCGCGCTTCGCTCGCTCATCGGTATCGGCGCGTCAATCGGGTGGACAGGCGGCGGAACGACGGTGTTCGGGTCGTTTTCCGCGTCTACGGTCGAGTTCTGGTACAACAACACGGTGTATGTGCGGCTCACCGGCGGGAAGGTCGACATTCCTCTCGGCTCCGGTACGCTCACACTTAATACGCACCCCACCCGGGCGATGCTCGGCGCGATTGCGTTGCGTTCGTCAGCCGGCAGCACTTCGGTAGGGGCGCACGGAGGAACCCGCGCTCCTGATTGGTGGCAGATTCGGTACCGGTTGAAGAACGCCGTGCAGGGGTATGCCGCAGGCGATATCGCCAACGCTGCGCCGACTGGATCGACGAACTGCGCCATCGCGCGGTTTGATGCCACGAACGCGTACTTGGTACAACAAAGCGGGAGCATAGCCGTACTGAACGCAAGTACAGGCGCAGCGACCACACTTACGTCAACAGACCTCGAGGCATACATCATGTGCGGGTGGCTGTAGTGCGACGGCAACGCGGAGAGATTTCCATGCACCTGACTGATTTTCAAGACGCACTGAAGCACCTTCCTTTCGTCCTTGCTACGGGAACACAAATCCAAATGTCCGGGCAACGCATACTCGAGGCTGTGCTTATCGCGGTGATTGCCGCATTGGGGTCGGGCTACGTTACATCGAAGCAACTCGAAGCGCAATTTACCGAGTTCAAGACGGCGGCGCTCGAGGAACGGAAGCGGGTTAGTGGCGAGATAGCTGAGCTTAAGCAGCAGACTCGCGAACTTCGCGACATCGTTATCGAACTGCGGGCGGCGCAGATGAGGAAGCCGTAGTGGCAGACGTTATTGGCTTCCTTACCCGCGTATGGGACTTCATTGATGGCCGCGGGGTCGTTCGTCGTGCAGTTCTCGGGGTGGCGATATGGATGACGTGGCGGGTCAGTGTGTGGGCGATGGGGTTTGCGGAGACGTCCCCGCGGCCGGGCATAGACATCGCCGCGATAATTGCGGCCGTTACCGCGCCCGTTACGTTGTTTGCGGGGAGCGTGTTCAAGGGGTATCTTGAGTCGAGGGGAACGTGAACCTTTCCGACCACTTCACTCTTGCTGAGATGACCATTAGCGCGCAGGGCGAGCGGGCTGGGCTTGACAACACCCCCGGACCGATCGAAATCGCGAACCTGCAGCGCGTATGCCGGCTTCTCGAAGATATCCGCGTGTACCTGCAGTACCCGATAGTGATCCTCAGCGGGTACCGCAGCGCGCCGGTAAATCGGCTTGTAGGCGGGGCCAAGACGAGCGCGCATATGGACGGACTTGCTGCGGACTTCATCTGCCCTCGGTATGGGACTCCGTTTGAGGTGTGTCGCCTCATCGCGATGGAGCGTAAGTTCGACTACGACCAGCTCATTCATGAGCACGCGTGGGTGCACATCGGTCTGCGGAACGACGACAAACCAAATCGTCGCATGAACCTTACGAAAGGGCGCAGCGGCGGTTACATTGACGGACTGGTGGGAGGATGATGTGCTCAACCCGTGGTTGTGGCTCGGCGGAATGGCTCTTGTGGTTACCTGCCTATTCAGTGGCTATCAGTATGGCAAGCGCGTCAGCGATGGCGAGCATGCTCTTGCGATGCAGGATGCCATCGTCAAAGCTGATGCGGCTGTACGTGCAGAGCTTGACCTTGCGCAGTCGCGCGTCGATGCCCTCGCAGAAGCAAATGCGTTTCATGCGGCCCGTGCCGCTGAAGCTCGTCGTCGGGTAGCTCCGAAAATCGTGGAGATAAGCAATGCGCCTCCTGTTCCTCTTGATTGTAAGTACGACGATCTGTGGGTGCGGATCGACTCCGCCAATTCCGCAATCAATGCCGAAACCGGTGGTGCTGCCGCCCCCGGTGGAGTGCGTGACGGCGTGCCCGCCGCTTCCCCAACGGTCCCCGTCGGATACGAACTTTCCGGCGTTTCTCGAGCGGGACCGCGCAGCGGTGCGGGACTGCTACCTTCTGCACAATACGTGCGTTAAGCGACTGACTACGAAGGAGTATTGACATGGCGAAGATGCCCCCACAGTTCGAGAAGTCCAAGAAGGACAAGTCTTCCGACAAGAAGCACAAGATGAAGGAGGGTTCTCGGAAGGAAGAAATGATGGACAAGCTCTACGGGAAGGGCTACGCCAAGGGCGGTAAGGTCAAGAAGGGCTGCTGAGTGCCGGCTACGAAAATAACCCGGTTTGGTGGAATGGCGCCGCGGTATGCGCCAAACGTCTTGCCGGACAACTTCGCGCAGTACGCCTTGAACTGCAAGGTGCACTCGGGCGCGATCGTGCCTTATCGGCAATCGCGGTTCCTGTTGGACGCGCCGGTTGCCGGGGCGCAGTCGATGTACCCGATGAAGACCGATACGGCGCGGTACTGGTTGATGTGGACGTCAGACGTCGACGTGACCAAGAGTCCCGCAGCGGACATCGGGACCGGGCGCATCTACTACACGGGCGACGGCGTACCGAAAGTGACGGACTTCAATCGAGCGACGTTCGCTACGATTTCGCATACGACGGCGATCAACTACTCGACTTTGGTCACCGACGACGAGTCCACGGTCGAGTGTACGGCAACCTGCACGATTACGCTGTACAACACGCCGGCCGACGGGTACGCCGTGCTTGTTTCGAACACGTCCGCGTCGGGTACGGTTACGGTCAACGCGCCGGGCGGATTCACGATCGATGGGGGCGCGTCGACCACCGTCGCTGCCGGGGTTGCGAAGCTGTTCAAGTTCGCGGGGTCGACGAGCTACGCGTCGTCGATTCCGTCGACGTTCCCTTACGACTACCAAGAACTCGGCGTGGCCGCTCCCGTGGGAGCGCTCACAGTCGATTACGACATCCTTGCGAAATCCGGAGCGTATACGGTCGTAGGCGCGGACGCGGGCAAGACGATCGACTGTTCCACTACGCCGTGGACGCTGGGGCTGACAGCTGCCGCGACGCTCGGGGCCGACTTCATGTGCGTGGTGAGGAACAAGGGGACGGGCGATCTGACTGTCGACCCTAACGGTACCGAACTCATCAACAACGCAACAACGCTGATTATCAAGTCCGGTGAAGTCGGCGTTATCGCGTGCAACGGTACGGCGTTCGCAGCGACGGTACTGACTACGGGATTCAAGGCGTGGGTATACACCTACGTAACCGCTTGGGGGGAAGAGTCCCCGCCGTCGCCGGCCAGCAACACGCTCATCCACACGTCGGGGCAGCGCATGCTCGTTTCCGGGCTTCCGTCGTCTTGGACGCTGCCGAACGATACGCGGACGCGGTATTCGGCGGTGCGGCTGTACCGCACCAACACCGGCACGACAGGGACGTTTTACCAGCTCATCGCGGAGCTGCCTCTGCCTGTATCCGGGGGTAACTACACCGACGCGACGAAGAATACAGCCTTGGGTGTGGTGCTTCCTTCGGACGAGTGGGAGCCTCCGCCCGAGGACATGATCGGCGTCGTTACGATGGCGAACGGCATGATGGTCGGCTTTCGAGAAAATTCGAACGTGCTGTGTTTCGCCGAGCCGTACCAGCCGCACGCGTGGCCGGTTACCTATCAGTACCGCACGGATGCGAAGATCGTTGCGATCGGCGCGCTTGGGAACAGCGTCGTGGTTACGACCGACGGACGGCCCCACACCGCGACGGGCAACCACCCTGCGTCGATTACCGTCGTGCCCGTCGATCTGCCATACCCGTGCCTGTCGAAACGCGGGCTCGTGAACATGGGGACGTCTATTCTGTACCCGTCGTACGAAGGGCTGGTGTCCGTCGCCTCGGGGGCACCACAGCTCGCGACGGTCCAGACGCTTACCCGCGACGAGTGGTCGAGTTACTACCCCGACACGATGCAGTCCGTGTTCTACGACGGTAAGTACTACGGACAGTTCACTACGCCGGGAGGCGAAAAGGGCGTTATCGCGTTCCAGCCGGGCGGCAAGGCGGACAGCCCTGCGCTTTTCCTGCGGCTGAATGTGCTGTTTGACGCGAGTTACTCGGACCTCGCGGATGGTGTTCTCTACTACACGTACGGGGACCAGATTTACCAATGGGACGACCCCGAGGCGTCATATCTCGTGCAGGACTGGTGGAGTAAGGAGTTCGTCTATGATCGACCCGAAAATTTTGGAGCGGCTAAAGTCGTGGGGGACTTCGCTACAGACGATGTGGACGCTCAGAATCAAGCCATTATTGACGCAAACGCTGCCATCGCTGATGAGGAAGGGTATCTCGGCGATACAGAACTGGGTACGCACGAGGTAGCCGGCGACGTGCTCGAAGAGCTGGTAACCGGGGCCGCGCGGGTGCTGTTCAGCCTGTATGTCAAGGGCGACCTGTACTGGCAGCGGTTCGTCTCGACGGACCGGGCGTTCCGGCTTCCGGCGGGGTACAAGTCGGACCGGATTTCGTTTCGCGTGTCGGGGAACGTCCCGATTCGTGGGATTCTCGTTGCTCCTACGCCGGCGATGCTGGCAACGATAAGCGAGTCATAATATGGCGCGACGCGACTTCGTCTCTATCCCTGCGGTTCCCGACGACATCAAGCAACAGCTCCCCGGGCTTGCGGCGCACCTCAGCGTTCTCGGCGAGAACATCGAGTTGCTCGCCGGTTTGCGAGGTGCGTCGGACAACCACGCGGTATTGAAGGGGGATGTCGCGGTCGCGTATCCGGCATCTGTTACTGCAACAGCATCTAGCGTACAATCCGTAATCGACGATTTGACGCGGCTTCAGACGACAGTGAGTACTCTCCTCGCTGTACTGAAGAGCAACTAAGGAAAGGACCGAACATGGCGAATACCTCGAGCCGCTTCTCCCCGAGGCCGGAAGTCGATCGTCGCGCTGCGGCAGGAATAGACGACCAAGGCTATCTCAGCGGCGCCCGGCTCCCGCAAGGGAACTTCTTCGGTAGTGTACTGAACGACGATACGTCAACGTATCGCTCTGCGCACCGCTACTTTGCTGGCACTGCCAAGGATGTGGGCGGCACTATGATTTCAGCGATGGGGAACAAATATACTCCGATCGGACAAGCCGAGGTCGACAAAGTCCGTAACGCAGGTGATATCAACTCAGTGTTGATGACTGGTTACGAGAACAACATCGCCAACCTCTCGAACACGTATGACCACGCCCAGAACCAACTCATCAACAAGGTCCGCGAGTTGATTGCCCAACGCTCGTTCAAAGATCCGACGCGCAACGCTGCAATTCAACAGCAGATTCAAAACCTGCAGCGTTCTTGGGACCCACAAGCCGGCACGTTTAGTGGTTACGATCCGAAACTCAATCCAACTTACTTCCCAGATCATGGGGCTAGTCCACTCAACCACCCGAACACTGCCGGAATGGCTAGCACGATGGGGGGCATCGCAACAGCGGACTACCTCAGCGGCGCCCGACTCCCGCAAGGGAATTTCTTCGGTAGCATACTGAACGACGGTACGTCAACGTATCGCTCGGCGCCGAAAGGCGCAATGACGCTCCCCACTGCGGAGAAAATGGGCAGTCGAGCGCGGCTGAAATCCGGGACTTCCGGAGGGTCCAGCGCGGCCGCGCTCGCGCTCGGGACGGGCATCGAGCTGTCCTTGCTCCCGAAAGAGGTGCAAGACGCGATCGCGAAGAATCCGGCGTTGTACAAGCGCAGTATCACACCGGCAATGGACCGAGCCCATGGGCGGACCTTCAACCTGGGCAGCGAGGACGAGCAAACGAAAGGCTGGGGCCTGATGGGGCCGGCCGATCCCGACACCCTGAAGGGCTCCACACGCATCGAACTCGCCGACGCGTGGAACGGTCAAGGACTGCTTGACAATCTGGGGTGGGTTCCGCTGGACAACACCATCGACTTCACCGACAGGCGAAAATGGCGCCCCGGCGCGCAAGAAGCGATACTCGGCGCCACGAAATGGGACGACAGGGCTGGCCTGCTCGCCGATTACGGCGTCATGGACAAGTGGGCAGTGCCGCCGAAAGATTCGTTCATGGACAAGCTTGTTCCGGCGGCAATTCTGGCCTTGGGCACGGCAGGAATCGGATCAGGCATCGCCGGGGCAGCCGGCCTGTCGGGGGTGGCAGGGCAAGCGGTTGGTGGAGCGATCGCAGGTGGCGTCGCGGGCGGTATCAACGCCGGAATGAACGATACGAACCTTCTCACCGGGATCGGGCGGGGCGCGCTGTTCGGCGGACTCGGCGGTGCGGCAAAAGGCGCGTTTCTGGGCGACGGCGGACTGGGTAGTGCGGGCGGCGGTGGAGGTGGCGGCGGTGGAGGCGACCTCGGCGACCTCGGTGGGGGGCTGAGTCTCAATTCTTCCGGAACGGGGCTGCAGTATCCGACGTTCGATCCGACGACGCAGCTTCCTGACACGCTGGGCTCCGGCGTTACCACGCCCGATTCGTTTTTCCCGACGTTCGACGCGGAGACGCTCAATCTCCCCGAATTCCTGACGTCGCAGACGGGTTACGGGCTCAACCCGAACACGGCCGGTACGGGGCTTCGCCTGCCCACAACCCCCGGATTGGGGACGATGGGGAATGCGCAAGGGCTGACGTTGGACGTTCCTGATGGGACGCTGAGTCAGGCCGGGTTCGTGCCGTCGGGCAGTTCCTTGTACGCCCCGACGAACCTGCCGTACGACGAGGCCAACTACATCTCCAACCCCTTTACGGCCAATCCCGATCCCGTAGTTTCCAACCCGGGGCCGGAGCAGTCTACGCTCGACAAGCTGACGAATGGGTACAGGTCCCTCCCGCCCGGACTTCAGAGCACTATCGAACGCCTCGGGGCGCCGCTCGTCGCGAACGCCATCGAGACGATTCTCGGTGGTGGGGGCGGCGGGGACACTACCGGATTGGGGGTAGGGACGACGCCGGACTACAACACGGACCCCGGTACGGGGCTTGAGCCCGGCGACTTGTCTGCGTACCTCCCGTATGGGATCGGATGGCGTGGCATGAAGGGCGACAAGGCGAAGAAGTATTCGAAGCGGAAGGCCGGCGCAACGGCTTCGCCTAACTTCGAGGAAGATCGGTACGGCGTAATGAAGATCGGGCAGAAGCGCGTTCGGGCGCAGAAACAATCGACCAAACCGGGGCGGACGTATGGCTAGTTTTCTCGACTTCGTCAGCGACGTTTTCGACGGGGATAGCGTCTGGGGCAAGATCGCACAGACGGCCATCCCTGCCGTTGCGACGTCGCTGCTCGTCAAAAAACCGAAGATCGCGGACTCGTCTAGCGCGATTTCGCTCGACATGTACAAGCGAATGGCCGATCTTGCTGAGAAGCAGGGCGCGCTGACAGACATTCAGAAACAGGTTCTCCTACAGCACTACCTTCCGATGGCGATCGGTAACGCGAATCGGGCGCAGTCTGTCGGTTCCGGGGCGGACCTCGAGACGTACATTGGGCGAGCAGGCGCTGACGCAGATCAGGCGAACGCAAACGTTCTCGCCAACTACGATCGGCAATACGCCTCTACCGGTGGGCGCAAAACGGACCCGTCGTACCTTGCCACGCGGGCGTTGATCGAGTCGAAGGCTGTACCGAACAAGATTCACGCGATGAACACGGCAGGCATGCAGCGCGAAGAGTATGGGGATCGGCTGCGCGCGAGCGCGCTTGGTGGACTGCAAACGAACCCGAACTACCTCGCCGGTGCAGGCACGCTCGGCGGGGCCGCGGGCGGAATCAGCGGGGTCGGTAGCGTCGCTATGCAGAACTACCGGCAAGAGGTTGCCGACACGATGGCTGCGTTCAAGGAGCCGTGGCAGATCGCCGCTGCGGATCGACAGAAGACGCAGGATCGACAGGACGAGTCCGCATGGCGTGACGCGATGATTAAGGCAGTGTCTGGTAGGGGGTATTCATGAGCGGCTTCCTTCAGGGGGTAGGCGTCGCCCTTAATGCAGGTAAGGACATCGAACGTCGCGATCGGCAGGATCGCATGGCGGCGATGGAGGAGTCGGACGCGCGGCGGCGGCAGTCGCTAATGAAAATACGACAGGCGGCAATCATAGAAATGCTCCGTCGGCAGCAGGAACGGGAAAGCGGGGCGCAAGGCGGGGCCAAGTTCGGTGGGCTGTATGACGACGCGAAAAACGGCGGGGACCTCCCTAGCGTATTCGGCGAACCGGTTCGCCCCACGACCTCGTTGGACGAAATGCTGCTTCTCGGGCTTGCCCCTCGCGCCGAGCCTGCGATCGGGTTGCGCATGCGCGGTGGGCAAGGGCTGGTTCCCCCTCCGGGGTTCGCTGACGGCGGTCCGGTTCGCGTGCCGGCCTCGGCTCCCGTGGGAGTCGTAGCTACCCCTCCCGGTACCGCCGGGTTCTCGCCGGCGGCGGGGGCGATGCCGCCGTGGATTCAAGGATACCGCGACGGTGGGCCGGTGCGGGATTTGCGCATGATGCGCGTAGACCAGATGACAGGCGCCCCGCCTGCCCCCGCGTATCCCGAGCCGCAGGCAGGCTCGACCGGAGGGCTCCCGATGGACGAGGTAATGGCTCGTTTCCGCGGTGTTCCGGTCGAAGCGGTTCGTGCAGAGCGGGAGCGCAAGCTGCAGGATGCGCTCCGTAAGCGCGGGGAAGTCCGCGGGCCCGGGACGGGTACGTCAGATTCGATTCCAGCGCGGTTGTCGGATGGCGAGTACGTCATTCCCGCCGAAGTGGTGCGGCGCAAGGGGACGGACTTCTTCGATAAGTTGTTGAACGAAAGGAAGAAGTGATGGCCGGTTCAGACTATCTGGCGGAGTTGGCTGCGGACCCACAAGTAGCTGCTGACCGCGCGGCTATGCTCAATACGGTTGAGAACATGTGGGCGGCGGGGAAAGATATTGCCACGCTCCCCGGACGGGGGCTGCTTGGCGCGGCGAACACGGCTATCGTTCGTCCAGCTCGAGCCCTCGGGGTACCCGTTCCGTACATACCCGACGTAGCCCCGGGTAACTTCCGTAGCCCTACGCCCTATATGGACGAGCTTCGGGCTAAGCGCGCGACGCCCGCTACGGGGACGGCGGTTCAGGATTGGCGAGCTGGTGAGCGGGCTTCGTACACTGACCCTGCGGTACAGGCGGCGCCGGTCGCACAACCGAAACCGAAGGCGACTCCGGCGATGGCTGCTGCGCTGTCGACTTCGACGCCCGCGCCGGCGGTTCCCGACGCGACGCCTACCCAACAGGCCCGGTTCAAGGAGCTGGCTACAAAGCCTATTCGAACTGAGTACGATAATCAGGCGGCAATGATGCACGATCTGTTTGTTATGCTCGGTGCCGCGGGGGATTTCGAAGGGGCAATGCAAGCTCGTACGGCGTTTATGACGGCCCACGGGGGGCGTAACAAGGCGCAAGCTGAGATGGCGCTGAACGCGCTCACCGGTGGCGATATCGAGCCGGCGATCGCTGTCATGAATCATACGATCCCGAACGGGCGGCAGATTGTCGGTTACAGCGCGGACTCGGACGGCAAGAAATTTACGTTGCGGTATTCCGACGGACAGACGGAAGACACAACCCGCGAAGCTATCGGGCGAGCCATGATCGGCATGCGCGATCCCGACGTTTGGGCGAATATCCTGAAGGCGCGCGAAACGAAGAAAGCTGAGCTGGCCGGGCAAACGCAGCTCAAGGCATACGAGTATGGGCTCAACGTCTCGAAGGCACAGCTCGAGCACGCACTGAATGTACAGCGGGACTCGCTGAAAATTCTCGGCGAAGCCGAATCGAAGATGTGGTTGAAGCAGAACGGGTACGACGAGAAAGACCCGACGGTACGCATGGCGTTCCACCCCATCGACCCGACGAAACAGTATGTCTTGCGTGGGTCGCAAGCGTTCGAACTCACCAAGGACGCGAACGGCAAGCCGGCGTATAAAGAGGTTACCTTGCCGGGGGCGGCGCCTACCGCGTCTGCCATGCGGCCGAGTGCCCCAGTGGCTCCGACTGCCGGTACAATCGCGGGAGTGCCGACGAAGTACCCGGGCATTTTCGAATAAGGAGCATTCATGATCGGAAGTCCGTTCGATAGCGACAGCCTTCCGCCGCCTATCCCTTCGGTTCCGCCCGTTTCGCCGACTCCATCCGGGTCGTCTACGCAGGTGCCCGCTCCCGCGGGAGCCGTAAAGTCTGCGCCGGATACGCGGTACGATGACCTGTTCACACAAGCTGAGCAGGAGCATGGGCTCCCTTCTGGGCTGCTCAAGGCCATAGCCTACGCCGAGTCGAACTTCAACCCGATTGCCGTGTCAAGCGCCGGAGCCCGCGGGCTTATGCAGTTCATGCCGGCTACGGCGGCTCGATTTGGCGTGCGCGACGTCAACGACCCCGCGCAGGCGATCCCCGGCGCAGCGAAGTACGTGAAGTTCCTGCTCGATCGGTATGACGGTGACGTCCCCCTTGCGCTTGCCGGGTACAACGCGGGCGAGGGGCGGGTTGACGCGTCCATCAAATCCGGCAGCCGGCTCCCGAAGGAGACTCGTGCGTATGTCCCCAAGGTTCTCGCGGCCTTTGGCGCGGCTCCTGCGTCGGCGCCTCCTCAGAAACTTGCTCCGCAGATAGGCTGGAACGACGCAGGTCAGGTCTACATCAACGGAAAGACGTACGATTCGAAAACGAGCGATCGCGAAATCGTTCACTCGATCTTCACCGGGGAGCACCTCAAGCCGGGCACGGCGCCGCTGCCGAACGGTTTCCAACCTTGGACCCCCGAGGACGCCGAGCTCTATGCACGTCGGCGCATGCCGTCCTCCAATGTGGGGAAGTCGTGGCAACAAGGAGTAGAGGGCGTCAAAGGAATCGGCGGGGCCCTAGGGGCGGCACTCGGCGATGCTGCGGGTGCACAGGGACTGTCGAAGTGGGGGCGCGAAGTAAGCACTAACTCTGCACAGTACGCCGGCGAGTTGGGGTACTACAACGAGTTCCCGCAGTCGTACCGCGAGGTAACGCCGGGTAACGTCGGCAGCTACGCGGCGCACACGCTTATCAGTAACCTACCACAGCTCGGCGTGATGGCCGCAGGTGGGATCGGCGGCGCGCTTGCGCGCGTCGGCGCTACTGCAGGCATGGGCGCGGCCGGCTACGGCATGGCCGTTGGGGACATTGCGCAGAACCAACTCGAAGCGTCGGGTAGGACGGACCTCGGTGTCGCGGGGGCGCTGGCTGTGCCGTACGCGGCTGTTGACCTGATGACGGGTACCGGCGGCGCGATGATGCGCGCCCTCGGCGGTAAGGCGCTCAAGGGGGCCGTTGCTGAGTCTGCCGTACGCCGTGCCGCTATAGGCGCGGGTCGCGGGGTCATCGAGGAACCGATCGGCGAAGTCACCCAAGAGGGCATCAACCAGATCGGGCGCATGTCGGTCAATCCGAACATCGACCTGATGGCTCCTGACGCGGTCGAGCGGTATAAAGAGTCGTTTTTCGGCTCTCTCGCCCCCGGCGCAGTGCTCGGTGGGGCGTTTGGTGCGATGGAACGGCCGACGCCGGCTCCGCCTCCTCCTGCTCCCCAGCCGGTACCTCCGGTGCAGGTCGAAACCGCCGTCCCCGGCGGAAGCGGCATGGAGCCTCCGGCGCCCGCGGGGCGGGCGGCGCCCAGTTTTCTGCGGCCGACAACGCCTACGGACCCCGGAGCGCTGACACCCTTTGATCTGAACGCGCCTGACGGCGGGCAGGGGCTCGAGCAGGTTACGACGAATCCGCAGTTTCAGCAGCTGTTCTCGCAGTATCAAGCGGCAGAACTCGCAGGCGATCAGGAAGGGATGGCGCAGGCAGTACGCCAAGCCCAGCTGCTTGCCGCACAGCAGATACAGGCGTCTCCCGGACAAGGGGAGCTGTTCGGCAAACCGACGATTCCAGCAGAATATGTTGCTGCGGCGCAACCGGCTCCGGTACCGACGCCTGTTGGGCGCACTCCGCGCGGGCAACCCACTCCTGCTGCGTCGCTCACTCAGGTTGAAACGACTCCGCCGGCACCGGCACCGGCCCCGGAGCCGCCGGCTCCCACGGGAGCCACGACCGAAGTCGACGGGGTCAAGCTCTACACGACCCGAGGCGCGGAGCGCAAGGACGCGGTGCGGCAGCTTGTCAAGCTCGTCAAACGGCGCCTGTTCTCGGAAAACCGCATTACGAAACCGGAGTGGGACGCGGGGCTTGCCGCTGCCGTGAAAGACATTCCACCGCAGTTTCGCGGTGCGGTTACGCAGGCGCTGAAGGACGATCAGACATACCTCAGCCTTGCAGACATCGAGGAAAAAAAGGGTTCGGCGAACACGGCCAAGCGTAAGGCGAAGGCCGGGGCGGCGCTGTCCGACGCCGACATCGCCGCGATTGCACGCATGCTGGATCAGGCGCCTTCGGAAAACGAAGAAGGCGATATGACGTACGAACCCTACGGTCCGCATGCTGACATCCATCGTCTCGTTCAGGCGCGGGACCAACAGGTGTCGCAGTTCTCGTCCGCCAAGAGTAATAAGCGGCAGACGGAACACGCGGAGGAGATACGCAGCAACACGATGGCCCTCGCGACGGCGCTCGAACAGCTTGCGAACGAGTACGGCGAGCAGAACATCGATCGGGCGATGAAGTTCCTGAAAGACCGCGAGAAACCCGGGCATCGGCAGTCGAGTCCGAACATCCGGTTTTCTCAAGCGTGGAGCATGTTCAAGCCAGGAGAGCTGGCCGGCAACGAGTTCATGGCCGGCATGCGCGGGTCGCCTGTTCGCGACAACTGGTCCGGCGAGGAGGTCAACCGCAAGGTCAACGAACGCAACGCGGCCGAAGGTCGCGCCGAGCCGGATGAGACGCGGCTTAACGACATCATGGGGAAGGGCGACAAGCACGCCCGCGTACTCAAGGCGTTGGAGTATTTCTCTCGGCACAGTGCGTATCCGCTCGGGCGCGTGGTGTCGAGCACGCTCACGGCGTTCGTCAAGGCGAATCCGGACTCTGTACCGGACATCGAAATTGTCGCTGGTCGCGATCCGAAAAAGCGGGCCAACGGACGGTACGTACCGGACGAGCATAAGGTCTACCTGTACCTCGGCGGGCACAACGAGCGCACGATGCTGCACGAGCTGATCCACGCGGTGTCGATGGCGTATATCAGCGCACACTGGAATCGACCGACTCCGGCGCTCGTTCGGTTTACGAAGGTGTTCGACGAATTTCGTTCTGCCCACGAGAAGGCGTTCGACGCCTATTCGAAGACGTTGGACGCAGACGAACTCGCGCTACTTAAATCTGCGTTGCGCGCGACCGCCGGCATGAACGAGACGAATCGATTCGCCGCAGTCTCCGAATTCCTGACGTACGGGCTTACGCACCTCCCGTTTCAAGAATACCTCCAGAACCTGCGGGTAGATGAGTCCAAGCTGCCCGCGCGAGACGTGGCCGCAGGCTCTACGACTTCTGTGAACGTCGTTAAGGACGCGGAAGGAAAGACGTCGCTGACGAAAAAGGGAACCCCGCGGTACCGCACTACGCTTACCGTGTACAGTCGATTCGTTTCGGCACTATCTCACATCCTTACCGGGAAGTCGTGGGCGAACCGCGAGAATACGGCGATGTCCCACTTCATCGAGGCGAGCGCGGAACTCCTTGCCGCAGCGCAAGCGGATACGGATGCGACGCCTGTGGGCATCGGCAAGCGACTGAAAGTCGGCGGAATTGATGCCGCCCCGGGCGTAGATGAGGAAACTACCGTTACCCCCGACGTGCGGCAGGCCCACGAGGCGTCGAAAGCCGCGCGACAGACGCAGGTAGAGACGTCCCGGAAACTGCGGGAAGAGGCTCGCGCAGTCCCACCCGAAGTCGCCGCGGAGCGGTTCAAGAACGCATCGCGGGTCTTGTCGCAAACGTCGATCATCAAACCGTGGAAGCGGCACTCGGCCACGCCTCTCTCCATGCTCGACGCGGTGTACAAGGCCGCGCTAACCGGCGTCGGCGTTACCAAAGGGCTGAAGGCCGCGTGGGAGGCTGCCGAGACGCTGAGCAAGTACGCTGCGCGCAAGAGCGTGTGGTACCGCAACACGCTGCATGCTGTCGTGGACAAGTACGGGCAATCCCCCGAGTATCGTAACGCCGCACACCTTATCGACAATCAGAATATTGCGAAGATCGGTCCGCTCAACGACTTCGTCAAAGCCCTCGGAGACTTGCCTGCGGACCAGTACGCGGCCATTACGCGCGTGCTGAACAGCACCGCTCCGTTCGAGTCGATCCAAGACGAGTTCACCCCGAAGCAACTCGAGGCCATTCGCGCCGCGCAGGAGGTGATGAACGACCTCGTGGGACAGGCCGTTGCTGCGGGGGTCATCGACAGCGATCAGGCGAAAGCTAACGGGTACATGCTGTTCAAGCGTCGGTATCTGAGCGAGCTGAAAGACCTCGCCGGCAAGACGGGGCTCAAGGCGCACTCTGGCGTTGCGGGGCTGTCGCTGAAGGACACCGGCGTTACGCAAACCGTGCCGAAGTCCCACGTTACCCAGACCGACGATGGTCGGTATATCGAGGTCTTGCACGTTCGTCCGAACGGTACGGTAGAGACGTTCTTCGTTCCGCCGGGCACCCCGCTGTCCGAAGTCAACGAGGGGGAGAATGTCGAGTACGTGCCGGGTAAACCGATCTGGACGATACAGAAGCGCTTGTCGAAGGACGAGACGCTGACGTTCCATCGTCCCTACACGGATGAGGAGATGGCGGCTGCCGGCGCGATCCAAGACCCGCGGTTTCTGCTGCAGGTTACGGCACACCATCTCATGCAGGATATCGCGCACGCGGACCTGTTCCACTACTTGCGCGACCTTGGTGACCCGAAGGTTAAGGGCGAGGAGTACCACCCGGAGCACAAGGTGGTGTTCGATTCCCGCCTTGATGCCGAGCTGTTCGAAAAGGACATGGGGCGGAAGGTCGAGCCTCGCGATTGGGTTGAAGTGCCGCGTACGAAGAACGACGCCGGCGGGTATCGGTATGGGGCGCTTGCGGGGAAGTGGGTTCCGCGCGGAATCTGGACGGACATCAACGCTCGCGTCTTGAACAAGCCGCTGTTCCCTGAGTGGAACAAGGTGCTGACGTACTGGAAGAAAACCAAAACGACGTGGTCGCCCGTCACGCACTTCAACAACGTCGCGGCGAACTTCTCGCTGCTGTATTACCACGACATCTCCGCAACGGCGCTGCTGCGGTCCATCGGCGTGTATCGGGACTACCTGTTCGGCGACGAGGCGGCGCAGGCCCGCGCGAAGCCCGTTATCGAGGAATTCAACCGGTCCGGGGCGAACATCGGTTCGTTCGACACTCGTGAGGTACGGCGGGACGAGCTGCGCGAGCTGGTCGACAACATGCTCGGCACCGAAAAGAGGGAGCCTTCGACCAAGCTCGGCGAGTACGCTCGGCTCATGAAGCTCCTGACCGTGTGGGAAGGGCTGAAGGCGGCGGGCAACGTCATGGACAAGGCGTACCAGACGGAAGACAACGTCTTCCGACTCGCCGCGTACATGCAGGCCATCAACGACGGGAAGTCGATCACCGACGCGGGCAAGTTCGCATCCGAAGCGTTTGTGGACTACAACATCACAGCCCCCGCGATCAGCATGGCGCGACAGACGGTGCTGCCGTTTATCGCGTGGCCGTACCGGATGATTCCGGCGATGCTCCGCATCGCGGTGTTCAAGCCGTGGAAGATCGCTACGCTGGTTACCGCACTGCACGGGCTCAACGCGCTTGGGTACGCGATTGCTGGAGGCGACGAGGACGAGGAGCGCAAGTTCCTGCCGGAAACGCGGCAGGGGGCCCTCGGCGGGTTCTTGCCCGTACCGAAAGCGATTCGTATGCCGTGGAACACCGGGGATAACTCGACGTACTACGATATGACGGTCTTGTTCCCCACCGGCGATCTGCTCGGACTGGGTAGCGCGACCGTGTTCGGTGCGAAGCTGCCTGCTCCGATGACGCCCTCGGGGCCGCTGGTGTTGTTGGCCGAATCGCTGTTCGGATACGACACGTTCCGCGGAGAAAAGATTACCTCGCCTGCAAACGAGTGGTACGAGAACGTTGGGGCTACTGCGAAGTTTCTCGCGCAGGGGTCGTTGCCGAACATGCCGCTGCCCGGCACGCGGCAGGGCGGGCAGCTCTATGACCTGATGCGGGATAAGCACGGCATCACAGGAGCTGAGATGAACGCGCTCTACACGCTGGCCGGTTTCGTTGGACCGAGGTTCATCGAGCTGGATCAGGCGGAAGGCGCGGCTTCCCTCGGGATGCGGCTGAAGAAAATCCGGGCCATCCATAAGGAGGCCATCGCGAAAGCGGCGCGTGGAGAACTTCGCTACGGTACCCCGGATTACGATAAACTTATCGACAGGATTACGTCTCTGAATGAGAAGATGCAGGAAGAGATGTCTGACGAAATGGAGCCGTAAGGAACGAAAACAGCATGCCACGAGACTACAAGAAAGAGTACGCGAATTACCAAGGCAAACCGGAACAGATTCGCAATCGCGCAAAGCGCAACGCAGCCCGGAAAGAAATGATGGACGCCGGGCTTGTGCGCAAGGGCGACGGAAAAGACGTTGACCACGCCACCCCCATCGCCAAGGGGGGCGGAAACTCGCGGGGTAATCTCAGGGTGCAGTCGCAGTCGCAGAACCGGAGTTTCGCGAGGACACGTACTGCCCGGATGAAATAGCCTGTACTTCGAACAAGTCCATTTGCCGCGAGTATAGGGCTCGAGTCCCATACAACGATATACAACCCATCTGCTTCGTCCGTTCGTACAACTCTACGACGTCGGAGACATGCCCTCGGCTGAACGAGAACACCCCCTTGTTCGCAGGCACCTTATCCCCGAGGCGGCATAGCGAGCAGTAGTAGTGGTAGGCTTCCTTTGACCTGCGCTTACGTAGTGCCCGCACTCGGCGCCGCTTGTCGGTGAGAATTTTTTCGCCCTTAGCGTTTTTCATCCCGCCACCACCTTGAGTTCTGTCGGCCCCGCGCCGACGGCGTTCTGTTGCATCACCTCAACGAAGCGCTCGTGCTTCATGACAATTTCGTAGCTGCGTACTGCGGGCATCGTTACCGGTGTCCCGCGCATCAAGCTCAACCTGCGATCCTTGTGGACCGTTACCCCGTTAGCCGCGAGCTGCGCCACAAGCCCGCGAACGTCGGCCCCGCGATCGCGACACCATTTGTTGAACTGGACTTGGTTGATGTACAGCCGCCCGCCTTTGAACGGGTTCGTCTTGTCGTACTCGATTTCCATGCGAGCAACGCATTCATGCGTTGGGACAGGGTCGACATAGTGGGAGCGGTCTTCCTTCCGGTTGTGCTTCCAGAACACCACCTTGCTCTGGTGCTCGCCGACGTACTGGCCGAGGATTTCGAAGCAGTCGAGTTTGGTCGCGTCCGTTTCCTTCCTGAGCTGCACGATGTACCGCAGCCCTTCCCTAACACATTGTTCGTGGTTGAAATCCGTAAGCCCGCTCGCGCGGCAGATTTCCCCCGTGGCGTACGCGATAACCATAGCAGCCTGCCAAAAACGTTCCTTACCCGTAAAATCGAAGTTGAACGTCCGATGGAATTTTTTCAGCGCGGCTTCGAAAACAACGTGCGGCCCTCCGAGTTCGAGTATCGCCTTGATGAAAGGTTCCCCGATGAGTCCGTGGTTGCGGTCCAAGAATTTGTTGAGCTGATATCCGGCGTTCGTTCCGCCGGACGTTTCGGCGAATACGGCGTTCGGCCCCACTTCGAACTGCAGGATGCGCATGGTTTCGCCGTCAGTCGAGAACCGTTCGGCAAGCAGAGCGTACAAGTCTTGGTTTGACGACGCGATAGAGACGGTTTCCCACTCCATCGATTCTTGAAACCCGCCGCCTTTCGTAAGGCGCTTTTTCTCGCGACCCTGCGTCAAGAAGTACACCGTTTTCGGCAGCAACCGCGGATCGATCGTCGTAATCTCGTCGATGTAGATCGGCAGGTTTCCGTACACCCCCATCGTCTTGAATGTGGCGTTTTGCGTGTCTTCGACGGTCAGACGGGTTTTTTCGGGGTTCCCGTACGCGCTGTTGATGAAACTACCTGTCGTGCTCTTCCCGGTCCCACTGGCTGCCGAGTACATGTTGACGAGAACAGACTTCAGATTCGACCCTACCATCAGGGGGGCGCCCACCCCCATGAGAAACACCAGTCCATGAAACTCGAGCCCGGGGGCGTTGAATATAGACGTCGCCTGCACCCACTTCTGCAGGTCGCCTTTCGGTGAGTACGTTGCGCCGAACGTCGCCGCTGTGCCGCCAAGTCGGACCGTTTCTGTTACGGATTTCTTGATAAGCCGCTCTCCGAGAACAAACGATTCGCAGGTATCGTCGAGCCAGCCGAACGAGTTGCACAGCACTTCGGAGTCCGTCTCTCGCTGCAGTTCCTGAAGGTAGGTCATGAGGTACGTCCTTGTCATTTTCAGCATCAGCTCGTTGGCGATGAAGAGCTGATGGTTGAGCGCCCACGTGTGGAAGTCCTTCGTGCTGCCGCCGAGCGTATCCATCTCGAGCGGCACGGTACCCCAACCAGCTTTCGGAAAGTTCACTTCAACGAGGCACATTGACTTCCCCGAGTGATCGTCCTTGTACCGACGGCTCGGATAAAGTAAGTACTCACTAACCGGGATAACCTCGTCCCCTACGGTCTTGAATATCATGGACCCGCGGACAAGGTACCCGTGGGGCATCGGTATCGCCTTGGCGGCGACTGCCGCCGGCGTGTCTGCCGCTGGCTGGTAATCGGACAGCTGAATCGGTGACCCGACGCGCCCCCGGTGGGGGCAGGACGCACATGGGGCGCTGTTGATCCGTTCGAAGTGCGCGCACGAGCTGGGGCCGCTGTTGACCTTCCACTGCTCCATTTTCTGCAGCGTCTTCACCGCGTCGAACTTCGGATGACCGCGGCTCCACCGGAGGGCTACCGCGTCCGAGTCGACACAGAACCCCGCGATCCCCAACGCTGCATACCAGAGGGGCTCTTCGACGTTGCCGCCGCACGCGGCGATTGCGGTAATCTGCGGACACTTCGCTTCGATGTCCTCTGATTTAGCCGGCGGGTATTCGACAGACATGACCGCATCGGCGACTGCGGAAACCCGCTTGGCCGCTCCCGCGGGAGCCGGCTCCCTCTTGGCGAGCTTGAGGATGCGTTCGAACAGAACGTACGGGTCGAAGTCCCCCGTGTCTTGGACCAGCCGCACCGGACGCTCGACGCCCTGTTTGCGGTTCTGCGTTCCGACGGGGCGAAGTACCATCGCCGGCTCGCAGATTTTGCTGGTGTCGATGTCAACGCCGTTGGCGAGCAGCAGGTCGCGCAGCGCCTCGGATACTGTCCGCCACTGGCGCGTACTGACGTCCATTGTAAGCGGGTAATAGCAGTGCAGGCCATACCCAGAGGAAACGAGGCACGGTTCAGGCAGGTCGAGGGCGCTGCAAGCCATCAGAACCGCCGTAGCGGCGGCTTGCTGTGTGGCGTAGGGTTTCCCCTCACCAACATCAACATCGAACGCTAGCGTTCGAAATTGGCGTGTCTGTACTGCCTTGCGGGTGATCTTTCCGGTTTCGCTGTCTTCGTTGCCGTCGAACGCGGCTAATGCGTAGTAGACTGTCTTGGGGGGAACGTCGAAATTTCGTGCCGCAGTCTCGAGTTCTTCGATCGTCTCGTACCGGTAGTTGCGATACCACGATTCCCCGTCTCCCTTCGGCGTTCCAACGGTCAGCACGTACCACCCGGAGGAAGGCAGTACGCGCGACGTGAATGAATTCATGCCGCCCTCTCCATGACGTTTTCTTGTAGCTTAGAGGATTACGACCAGCGGCGCTAGACTGGTGTGAGATGGCATTTTATGATACGCCCGCCACTGGCGTAGATATCCTTCCACGGGCGCCCTAACAGTTCCACAGCTTTCGTTTCGCACGATCTTCGCGAGTGGTCGACTAAGTGCGTCACAAATCCGGCACGCCTACCTTTTGGCACCCACGCGAAAGCCCACACGGCTCTCCCTACATACGGGCGCGTTTCGCCCATGTTGGCACCCCCAGTTTTTTCGCCATTTCGAAACACGCTTCCGGGGTCGGGCTCGTACGGTTGCTGAAATGCTCGATCAGCTCGTTCTCGACCTTCACTCTTCGCGACAGCGCGTCGGGTTTATCGAAAAACCACGACACGAACCGGTACTTCCACCGGCTAAAAGCCGTGCCCCTCCTCGATCCGACCGCGCTCATTCGCCCTCGCCTCCCAGAAAATCTGTTGGCTCATGCATTGAAAACCAACGCTCACAACACGCTGCAAGCACTTTGGTATCAAACACGCCAGCAAGCAGCGAATCGATGCCGCAGTGCGGGCAGAGCGCCGTTATATCCCCGTTTGACTCTGTGTGATATGTCCGAATGTGCGTCGCGCCGAACGTGCGAACACAGAAGTAACAACCGGCACCATACGCCGCGCCAATCTGCGACCAGTTCCCGCGCGACAGCCGGGGCGCGTCCTCGACAACGTCGCCCTGCCGCTCAGAATCCATGTCTCACCTCTATCAACACCGGCCGGCCGTCCACCACCGGTAATAGTGCCCCGTCCTTGCTTATCTCCATCGTCTTGACCGCGACCGTCGTCCAGCCGCGCGAGATTCCGATGCCGTAGACTGGCGTCAGCTTCCATCGCCGGCCGTTGCTCACCTCGAGCAGCCTCGCATCGCCCCACTTGAGATAGGTGTCGTCGATCGCCGGGCGCCACGCCGTAACCCGGACCTCGTTGCTCACGCCGTAATAGCCGAGTCCGACTTCGCCCTGCAGGAACCACCCTCGGCCGATGTGCCACTCCGGCAGGACTGAGGCGTACAGCCCGTAGCCGTCGCCGCGCGTGCGAAACTTGCTCGCCGGCCACCCTACATCGTTGCCCTTCTTGAATTCTTCGTACGCTCGATCGGAACTCAGGCACTGGCACACGCTGCCGTACCGGCCGAGGTACTGCACACCGGCTCGCCAGCCGACGCCGAACGCGCGGCCGGTCAGGCCGATCGACAGGTTTGCCGACCTGTCCTTGATGTCGTAAGGCCCGTAGTCGCGCTGATGCCATACCCCGTCGCCGTGGTGTCCGTAGAGGGTCAGGCCGGTTCCCAGCTCGATCTTGACGCCCTCTGCCCGCGCAGGCAGAGCCGCCGACAGCAGGATGCCGACCGCCACGCCGAACGCGAGTCCGCGTACGAAATCCGTAATTCGTTTCATTTCGCAATCTCCTGCAATTTGTTGCCGGGTGTTATTGGACAGGTTATCCATCACGTGCGTTCGGCGTCAAATCCATCGCGCCGTCGATCAGCGAATCAAGTTGCTCGTCCCGGAATCCGCGCATTGGCATTGGAAGCGGTCCAAAGCCAAGTTCAGCTATCGAACAGCCAAAGTTGTGGCGCAGCCAGCGGTAGCGGGTCGCATCGCAAATGAGCGCGTCGTGGTCCTCTGCCGTGATCTGTGCCGCCTTCTCAATGCCGTCGCGCACTGGCGTCGGGTTAAGGGAGTCCAGCACCTCATGAAAGCGTGCGCCATGCAGCGGCTCCCAGAATTCTCCAGTCCAATACCGCACCTCAAGGCGAGGATGGAGCGTGCTCAGCTTGTACAGCTTTGTCGTCGCGGCTTCGCATGCTTTGCTCCATGCGTATGCCTCACGGCGAAGATGAGCAATTTCTGCCGCGCATTCGCCGTGAGGGTCGCCATCAGGTTGTTCGTCAAACATCGGTCATCCTTTCTACAACAGCTTCACTGTTGCTCGCCGGTTAGCTCCACGTTGGGCGTCAAACCTCGAACGCCTGTGCCTGCGCGAAACTCACGCGAAAACCTGCGGCGTTCCGATGCCCGCCGCCCCCGTACTGCTTCGCCACCTCGGCCACGTCCGCACCGTCGTCGCTCGACCGCAGGCTGAATACCCGGCCTTCCGGCGTGTCCCAGTAACAGGCCGCAAACGGTCGCCCTTTCGCCAGTTCGTGGCCGGCGTCGCTGCTCATCGTGTATGGAAGGTTCGCCACCGGCACGCGGTGCCCACCGATCACCATTTCCCGCGTCGTCACGCCGAGCAGTTCCCGCATGTCCTTGAAGTGCTTGCGCTCAATTGCCTCGCCCTCGGCTGCCAGTGCCGCAGGCGCAGCCGCCATGAGTGCGTCCCACACTTGGAAGTCGTAGGGGAACGAAAAGACGTTGGCCTGAATCTGCCGCGTGTTCTGGAGGGCGAAGCGCCACAGGTCGCGGTCCTCAATGTGCAGCAGGAGCGGCGGCGGGGCTTCGCCGGGAAAAAAGTGTTCCCACGTCAGCATGGCGCCGCTGTGGCCCATGTCGAACTTCGCCGTCACGTTGGCCGGCAGGTCAAGCAGGTCTTCCGCTGCCGTCTTGTGGTGGTCCAAAATCAAGATGCTGTTTGCCTTCTCGGCCATTTCCAGCAGCACCGGGCGCTTGTAGCTAAAATCCACCATCACCACATCTTTTCCGGTCACGTCGGGCGGTGGCTCTTGGTACTTGCCGGGGTGGAAATCAATCTCGCCGAGCGCCTTCCGCACAACCCATGCGGCCCCGAATCCGTCGGCACAGTTCGCGTGAAATATGCAAATAGTCATGCTGCAATCCCCCGTTGGTTGAGATGTTGCGATTTTGTGCAATGCGCCTCGCAGCGGTAAAAACGTTCTTTCGAAATTTCCACGTACCCGAGCACCAAAACCTCCTGATGTTGAGGGGCGCGGCCTTGGCCGCGCCCACACCGCTACTTCGCTTTCCTACCCGAACAGCGACGCCAGCTTTTCCTGCAGCGCTGCAGAAGCCGTCGGCTGCGCGGGTTCTTCAGCCGCCGGCTCTTCCGTCACCTTAGCAGGTTTGGCCGCTTTCGTCGCCGGAACTTCGGGTTCGGGGAGCGCAGGAGCCTCCTTCGGGGCTGCCAGTGCGGGGGCGCTGGGGCCCGCCATCTTGCGAATCGCGATCTTCACTTCATCCGACTGCGCGATCTGCTCGATAACCGGCAGAGACGCCTCCGGCACGTACCCTTTGAGGGCGTAGGTGATCTTCGGGAAACTCGCGTCGTCGTCAAACCCCAACTGCGTAACCGTTTCTTCGGGGTTCACGCCGAAGTTCGCAAGGCTCTTGAAGTACTCGCGCAGCCCCTTCATGCCGGATACCGGCACGGTAAGTCCGTACACCTTCGACGGGTCTGCGGCCGGAACCACGGCCATATGCCGCTGATCGGCACACTTTTTCGACTTCGCTCCGCCGGGGTTCACCTTGCTTCCCAACACGTTGTTCGGACACGCGGCGCACGACTCACACACCGGAGCTTCGATACTCGCGTCCGGGCGGATGCCGTCCAACGAAAAACAGTCCGGCGGGGACGTGTCGTTCGGGTCGTATGGCTTGTTGTAGAACACCTTGGATACACGGTCGTTGGCGCCAACGAACACAACGTCAAGCGTCGCCCCGACAACCGTTTCGACGCCGTCTTCCACAAGCCGGTACTTCGACGCCTTGATGCTGATCTTCGGATACTCGTAACCACCGGTCAAAATGGCCGCAGCCACCGAGGACTTCTGGTTTTCGGACTTGTTGCGTGCTGCCACGCGGGCGGCGATGTGCGCCGGAAGTTGGATTTGTGTCGTCATCTCACTTGCTCCACTTGGTTGTTGAGAACGTACTGAATAAGCATGCGCTTGGCCCGCGCACACCGGTTGTTTGCCTCTTCGTAGGTTACCTCCGCTTGATCCTTGGTCCACTCTCCGCAATCGAACGCCCGATCAGAGAGGATGTTCACCAACTCTTCGAGCTTTGCCCTATCGATCACTCTTTTTCTCCTGCGGCGCGTACGTTGAACACACGCACCTTACCGAAGTTGATCCCCGGCGGAAGCGCCTTGTTCTCGTCAAGGTACGCCGATACCGCCGCCTTGCTTGCCCTCTTTTCGATCAGCTCCCACGCGTTTTGGTTCCGCACGAAATCGAAAAACTCCGTCGAGTTCGCTACGCTGCAGTTCGTGTGGGTCGTCCAATACCCGGTCCCATACTGCGTCGGGACGTTCTTCAAGCCTTCCTCTTGCGCTTTTGCTTCCATCCACGCAATCAGGGTGTTCATCTTCTCTTTCAGCGGCGTGCTCTTCTCTTTCGCCTCCGCTTCGATCGCTGCCACCTCACTCTTGCACTGGAAATACAACTTCATCGCTGTGTCATAGTCCACTTTCTCACTCTCCTTCGTTCTTACCTTTCACCAGATCAAGGAAGTCTGACAGCACTTGTTTCTTGTACTGCAGACGACGGTACAACTCTTTCTCAAAACTTGTCGCGTACAGATGGTGCACGCGCGTTCTACCCTCTGTCGTGAGTCGGCGTATACGTGCGTTCGCCTGTTCGTACATCTCGAGCGAATAGATCGGCGAATACCACACGACGTCCCGTGCTCGCGTCAGCGTAAGTCCGTGCGCGGCAACCTTGGGGTGAGCCAGCAACACACGACTTCCTGCACCTTCCTGAAACTCGCGAAAGATTGCATCGCGATCTGCTCCCGTTACATCACCATGCACACACGCCACGTCGTACCCGTCCGTCCTGAGCTGTCCGTACAGCGCATCCTGTACCCCACGCAGCGGAACGAACACCACAACCTTGCTTCCGCCCTCTATACCGATTTCACTCAGCACTTCCTTGAACACGTCGTAGCGATCCGAAGAATCCAGCTTGACGCGCTCACCATCTGTTGCATAAACCACGCCTGCACAAATTTGAATCAGCTTGCTCATGACGATGGCGGCATTCGGCGCCGTTACATCGTGGGCAATCAGCACCGCCCGTTCACGCATTTCGCGGAACGATTTGGCCTGCTCTTGCGTCAGCGCACACTCGTGATCGAGGAACACAGTATCCGGCAAGTCCTTACACTCGTCAAGCGAAAACCGGATCGACGGCGTCAGCACTTTTTGGCACGTCTCGAGAGCATTAGGCCGCGGAATCCATCGGAAAGTTCCCACCTTTTCGAGCACCGATTCCCGGAAGGCGTTGAAGCTGTTGGGGACATGCGGAGAGTTGACGAGTCTTGCCAGCGTCCAAGCGTCAACGGGGGACTGCGAGATGGGAGTTCCCGTCATCAACCACAACCAACAGTTGTTCGTCTGCGTCCAACGATAGAACTTCCTGAACCGCTGCGCAGATGGGGACTTAAGCGCGGTCGCCTCGTCGTAGATGACGAGGTCGAAATCCGTCAGCTTATCGGATATCGTGCTGAACCCGTCGTGATTGATAATCGCGTACTGCAGCCCCTTCGTTTCGAGTCGACGTAGCCGCTGTTCTTTGGTGCCTACGAGCATCTCGAAGCTACGAGACGGGAAGTGATGTCGAAGTTCCTTCCCCCACACCGTCTTGACGGTACTCAATGGGCATACTATCAAAACTTTGCGGACAGCCTTTTCCGAGAGAAGGTAGTCCGCAGCCCACAGCGCCGATAGGCTCTTGCCGGTGTTGCCAGTAGTAAATACACAGCCGTTCCGGCGCAGCACTAAAAACGTGCTGGGTACCATAAAACAGTACTTGAACCCGTCCGTAGAACGCGCTGGAGAGACTGTCGATCCGGAGCTACCTCCTCGTGCCCCAACATACTGCGTACCAGAACGCGCGAACACGCAATACTCCGTTTCCACTCGCCCGCGGCGCTCCCGTTTAGCAACCAACACGCGCGCCGTTGTGCCTGTAGCGGATAGTGCGAACTGTATGAAGTCCGCTGACGCTTTCTCGTACGTTGAGAACCGCCACCCGCGGTTTGGGTTCGGGCTGATGTTCGAGTCCCAATGCATAGCCTCGTCGGCTATAACTTGTAGTTGTCGCTGCGACGCAGCGAAAAACTCGGCGCCGAACACCTTAGTACGCATAGGTGCATAGAACGAAAACACCGTAAACCCCTGCGCAGACGGGTAGTCAACCGTACGCTCCGTATACGTAATGTGGGCGTTAGCCAACAACTCCCGAAGCCGGGTTTTTTTACGGTCCTTTTTTACGCGCACTAGGCACCGCGAAGTAGCGGACGGAAAGTGCCCGTCGGCAATAACGGCTACTTGAACGCGAAGCAGGTTATCTGAAAGGGCGAGCCCCGGCCCGTCGTAGTGAAAGGTTGTTCGCACGGCCGCGTTGTTCGCCGCAATCTTGTTGCGACTACGCGCCATTCGCACTCCTGCCGCGCAAGCAGCGTCCCGCCGGTACCACTCTTCAGCGGACAACACTTCGCGCCGGGCCGTGTTGCGCTTGTCGTATATCAAACACCTGTGCTCCGGCGATACGAGCTGGTCTATGCCGTATGCGGTCTTTATCCGATACATGTCCGTACACGGCAGCTTGACATACTCAGCAGAGACAAATTCTACGCTTCCTGTATGCGGATTAAACTGCGCGACCTCCCCTCCCGAATACTCTGCGATCCGAACCCACCCCGTCGGCGACAAATACTCGGTATTGGCGTCTACACACCCCGGGGCGTTAAGCACCAAGGCACGCCGGTTAAGCGTCAGAAACGCAGAGGTTTCTTTCTGGTGCGACATTGCCGACACGCGTCCCGGCCACTTATAGTAGGACAAGATCGGCGCGGGCGTTTTCCTAAACCCGAGGTTGCGCAGTACGAGGGCTTCCTCTGGCCCATGATGGACCGCAACTAGCCGCTGCCCATCGTGATCGAAAACTTTCGCGTGCGGGATAGCCTGCTGAATGTCTTGGTATCGAGGCGTAGCCAGCACGAGTTTTTGTTTGTCAGGAACGATCAGCACCAGCCCCAAGCTCCATTCTCAGCGCCGCATCAACGAGCCAGTCGGCCAGCTCTGCGTAACTCTCTTCCGCGCCGTCTATGACGAACACCTTCCCGCCGGCGGCTTCGATCTGACTCATCGTCCCCCGCTGACGTTCCGTTGGTTTCTTTCCCGGCGCTTTCGTTTCAATGCCGAAATACAGCCCGCGGCAGCACCCTATAAAATCGAGGCTCGGCATCCCCATTCCATTCTGAACCGGACAGTGGTAGTACACCCCTGCGGTTGCCTTCAGTATCCGTTTTACACGGTCCTTCACTTTCCCTTCAGGCGTCGTACTCACCGCTTCAACCTCGCGTCAGGACAGATTCCCTTAGCGGGGCACCACGGACACAACCCGCTTGGTTTGGTCTTGAACACGCCGTGTTCGATGGTGTCCTGCACGTAGTCGAGTCTGGGTTCGAGCGAACTCCATATCGCAGGGAGGTCTGCTCGATGGTACGTGTCCATCGTAACCTGCTCGTATTGCAGCCACACGTAGCACGTCTTTACCGTATTGACCGGAAGGTGGGACATCACCATCGCGGCAAACAGCTTGAGCTGTGTCGGGTTTTCCCGAACCTTCCCGGTCTTCCAGTCGAAAACAAATGCGGTAGGGTCGTCGATAACCAGTACGTCCGCAATGCTGCGCAGCCATACGTCACTGTCGAACCAACCGCAAGGCGACTTGTCGCGACGAATCGCCATCTGATATTCGAAAAGCTTGTCCCCGTTCTGCTTGAGGATGGTGTCCACAAGCGGCAGGAACCGCGCTACTTCCTTTTCCGCTCCCGCGGGAGCCGCCTTGGTCTTACCGTATTCTTCCAGCGCTTTGTGGACGCGGTCCCCGTAGAGTGAGTGCTCACTACCCTCGTCTCGTACGGATTTCGTGACGTGCAGATAGTCGAACTTTGCCGGGCACTGCTCGAAAGTCGAGAGGCGCGAGTAGGACAGCGGAAAGATTTTTTTCGTCAATGCTTGTGCCTCATCTAGCCAACTCCCGCGTCGTACGCTCCATGTGCACTGCGTCGATGAGTTCGCCCAACTGCTGATCCGTCATGGTCTTGAGGTTCTGATACGACAGTCTATCAGCGAACGTCTGAATTGCAAGTGCCTCAGTCCACGTGTACTGCTCGGACGCGTTGGCTACGCCGCTGTGGAAGTGTGCCCAGTACGGCTGCGACGGCTGCGACCAGCCGGCGAGGAACAAGTACCCCGACACGTCCGGCGGCGCTACGTAGGTAGAAACTGGCGGGGAAGCTACCACCGTATAAGAGCTTCCGAGATTAACTGGCATGGTAGTTTCTCGCTTTCACGTACTCTCCTTCGCGCCTGTCACCACCGTGTAGCGCTTGATACCAGTCTCCGTACTCGTCGTACTGAGGGCACCAGTTCATGTGCGGTTGCTCCTGCGGCCGTCCGCTCATCTGCCACGCGAACCCGCCGCAGGTGCACTCGTGTTCAAATGTCGCGAGAGTCTTCGCTTCTTCCTTTGTCAGCATTCCCCTTCACGCCCGTCAGTGTTCATCTCATCAACTCCTCTTCGACAATCTGTTGTTTCAACACTTCGAAAATGCCGCGCATAACCTCTAGCCGCGACACGCCCCCCAACGCGCCGAGCGGAATTTGCATCATCGCTGTTGGATGCGGAAACGCCCCCGCATCCCGTATGTAGAGCTGGAACCACCGCTCCTTTCCGCTGGGAGCAGCACAGGTTTCTACACTTACCATCGTGGGCACGCTACCGCTCCAACTCTGACACTGCGAGCTGCAGCTCTATCGCTTTGAGCAGCTTGCGTAGAATCTCGTTTTCGTCGGCCTGCGATATGTACCGCGGGGACAGCACCATAACTGCCTGCGTTTTTGCTTCAGGGTAGTATCTCACCATCACGGGTTCTTGCATTCGTTCCACTACTTAGCCTCCGCGTACGTGCGTCCAATACCAACCTCACCGTTCAGCGGCAACAAACCATTACACCAATCGGGCGCGGTTCTCAGGCACTCCAACAGGTATGCAGCGCACGCCTCCCCCTGATCCTCCGGCACACAAGACACGATTTCGTCGTGTACCTTCAGCACAACCGGGTACCGCTGCGAGAACCGCGCCGCCTGCCACATGACGACGTGGCGCGCAGCGTGCTGGCTCATGTTCTCTACCATTTTCGGCCCGTATAACCGGGAAACCTTACGACCTACGTCGTACTCCCACTCCCCCTCCGTATTACGTCGAAGGTTATGGTAGTGGATACCGAGTTGGTTAATGATCGTCAGTCCTTCTTCCGTGGTAAAAAACCATCCGGCATAGTCCACAGGCAACAGCGCATTACCGCTCGCTATAGCTTGGATCACCGTATCGTGGCAAAAGTTCCACAACCGCCGCACCTTCGGGTGCCGTTCGCGGTACAGGTCGACAACGGGCTGGCACTGTTCAAGTTCCCACCGAATCCCTGCCTGAGCAAACAGCATGCGACGGAACGCGTCCGCGCCAGCGCCGTAGCCAAGAGACAGTTCGGCAATCTTGCCGATGGTGCGCTCGAGCTTGTTTTCCTTCAGGATTTCGCGCCCGTACAGTTCGGACGCAAACTCACAATACAGGTCGCTCGTCGCCGCGTCCCCTTGAGTATCGTACATCCGGATGCGGTCGAGGTAATCCGTGTGCCCGGACATCGTGAGGTTGACGCGAAGCTCGATGTTGGAAGAGTCCCCAACAACTATCACAAAACCGCGCGGAGCGACGATCGCTTCGCGCAGCACCTTGTCTTTCCCGCGGGAAGGGAGGTTCTGTGTGTTGATCGAATTCCCCCCGCTGTCGCGACCAGTAACCCTCGCCCCCCAATAGTTCAGGTAGATCGGGAACCCTCTCCCTCGGCTCGCTGTTTCGATAAACTTCTCCGCCCGGGTTTCCGCAATGGTGGACTTGTTCCCGAGGCGAGCAGCGACGAGCGCCTGTACTCGAGAATCCGGGTATTCGAGCAGGTCCACGAAGTCCTCGTCCGTCTTGGCAAACGCGTAAGCGGACTTGCCGGTACGCTTGCTTACCTTCATCGGCGGATCGATGCCAAAGTGCCTAAGCGCTTCCGCAAACTTGTCGTTTGACATCAGCACATCCCGCGCGAACCCGGAATCTTCCTGAAGCTGTCGCTTCGTTGCGAGGATCGTATCCCGGTATTCGGTGAGCTTCGGCACATCGAGCTGCAGTATGGGCTCCACGAACATGCGCACATTCATATCGATGATCGACATTTCTTGCGCAGGTACGCCGTGAAGCATCTGCTTGAACGCAGCGTAAGTCAGCTCGACGTCGTTACGGCAATACGAACCATACGCGGCAAGCTCTTCCGACGAAAAGTCTGTCCTACACTTGTTCTTGGCTTGGACAACCTCGTTTCCTTTGGCACCAAGACGGAGGTGCGCGGACATAGCGGCAAGGCTTGCAGAAGGGAGGTAGGGGTACAGCGCGCGGAACATCGACAGAGTGTCGAGCCACAACTTCGGACGAATGTCGAAGTGCTGTGTGAGGATGAACCCATCGAACTGCGTGTGATGGGCCAATATGGCAGAGTCGCTCCAGTCAATCGCGTGGAGCCAGTTATACACTTCGGCCCGAGTCCCGGAAAACCAATCGGTAGGCGCCGAATCGACCTTGACCCCCACTCCGATTACTTCGAAGCGAGGGTCAAGAATGTACGCGTCCGTCTGCATGGACGACAACGAATAGTCGTCCGCGTAGTACGTCTCGAAGTCAACAGTAACGATCCGCATCAGCGACTCAACTCCATCTCGGCGAGCCGCCGCTGCGTGTGCGCACACACGTCTTCAACTGTCGGGCAACACCACACGTATTCATCACCCGAGTCGTAGTCGGTGTGCATTACAAGATATCCGTTAGCTACCCTTCGCACGACAACAGCTACTCTGTCGCCTTTTGCCACAGGATTAGTCGGGGCATACTCGCACACAATCAGCGATTCTCGGCGCTTCCTGTAGCGGGCAATGGCGTACCGGACCCCCTCTCCGACAGCGGCGACAGTCAGCACAAGCAAAACGATCGCACCAAAACCCGCAAGACCGAATACAGGAGAAAAGTCATTCATCGGTCAAGCTCCAGTGCGGCGACGGCAACCGCTACGAGTTTCGTAATCTCGTCGATGGAACCCGCGACGAATTCCCCTTCCGGAGTATGCACAAAATACCCGTTTCGCACGCGAGTAACCAGTACGCTGATTGACGTCTTGATTGGCGTTTCTGCCCGCGCCTGCGTTTGCGCCTGCAACTGCATCTGCAGTATGGGGAAAGGTGGGACTGTAGTGCTCGTCCCGACGCTCACAGCTGTCACACCTGTCATGTTGTGGCGCACTCCGTCCAGCGTATTGTAGCCTTCATCGATGTTCATTTCGTTTCTCCACTGTTTTGTCCAGTATCCAGCCGCGGCTGCTCTTCGTACGAAGGTACGACACTGCCGCAGCCCAATGGTTCCGCAAAGCGACAACATTTTTCTCGTCGCTGTACGGAACAAGGGGGAACACCTGTTCTGCAGAACGCACACTACTGTTTTTTCTTGGCCGCATTTTGTTTTCCTTTCGTCATAAGCTTAGGCGTCTTGCCCCGCGGGGGCGGGGCCGGTTTCGGCGCACGCAGGAGCTGCGCCACGAGAGAAGGGAGAAGTGGGGTCATGTCAGTACGTTGCCCTCTGTTTTGCCGCGCCTACGTGGATACGTATTTTTTCCGGTGCCGAAAGGTGTCCGGCGCGCTCGTTACACCCGCGATGGGCAAGAAATTTGTTGCTAATGTGGTTCGGCCCGCCGTGGGTGCGTGCGACAAGGTGCTCTATCGTCATGTCGTCGTCCATTGGGGCCAAGCAAAAGAAACACAGAGGACCGTCGCGCGCTAGCAGAGTAGCGACTTCTGGAGCGCGCCTAGTCTTGCGCGCGGCTGCTGGCGTAGCTCGCCACGCGCCCCCGGTTTTGAACGCCTTCCAAGCGGGCTCTGAATCGCCAGTAAACCGTACCCGACCGACCTTGTTTGTGTAGATCACTGCTGTTTTGTCGCCAGACTTAAATCTGACTAACTCCCATTGGTTTGTCGGCTGCAGAACTTGCGCGCCGCGCTCGGAAAGCCAGCGGATGAACTTCTCCGACTGCTTCATGATCTTGGTCGCTGCGGTCATGTCAGTACGCCTCCGCCTCTTCACGCGTCAGGAACCAATGAATTCCATTGCTGCACTCGATCAGTGCGCTGTCGTCGTACGAGTCGGGGAGAACGACTTCACCGGCTTTGTACCGGGTCTTCCCAGCGTGCCTGTCGAATGCCTCGCCGTCAAACAGAACCCCGTCTTTGAACAGCGCCACGACAACCGCCGCGCTTGAGCGACACTTTCGCGACCCGATGGCGTTGGTGCGCTGTGCGTCGTTCGGAATTTCGAGTTGGGCAACTACACCTTCCGACAACTTTTTCCATACGACCAATGTCCCGTCCGGCACGATCTTTTGGCGCGCAAGCGCAACCGCGTCTATTCGTGCGCCGTACAGATCGGCGCCGTACAGATCGGCGCAGAACAGATTGGCGCCGTACAGATCGGCGCAGAACAGATTGGCGCTGGACAGGTTGGTGTTAGACAGATTGGCGTTGGACAGATCGGCGTTAGACAGATTGGCGTTGGACAGACTGGCGTTGGACAGGTTGGCGCAGTACAGGTTGGCGCCGGACAGGTAGGCGCCGTACAGGTTGGCGCTGGACAGGTAGGCGTCGGACAGGTCGGCGCCGGACAGGTCGGCGCAGAACAGATTGGCGCTGGACAGGTTGGTGTTAGACAGATTGGCGTTGGACAGATCGGCGTTAGACAGATTGGCGTTGGACAGACTGGCGTTGGACAGGTTGGCGCCGCGCAGATTGGCGCGGGACTTAACCGCAGTTTCTACGCAGTTTACGAACGACCCGCACTCAAGGCGGAACAAGACACGGCCTGTTTTTTCATGCAAGATTTCATACAACATGATTTACTCCTGAATATATAGTGTTGTGTAGCCCGCTCCCAAGGGAGCGGGCATCTGGGTTACCTACACACGTACAGAGCCGATGCGCTTATCCCGCCACATCAGTGCGTAGTCTGCTTCCGGGACACACCCGGCGCGGAGCATCGCCGCCCGGATGCTAAGTACCGATCGTCCGAGCGTAGTGACGACCACCTCTCGCGCGTCGTGGTTCACCGTGAACCACCCTGCGTCGTCCTGCACCTTCACACCCTGCTCTTCGAATCCGCGAGTCATCTTGGATTCGATTCGTGCGAGGCGCAGCAACACCTCGTCTACGTTAATGGCGCTGTTCATGATCTACATCCTCCAGTTCGTACTGCAAAATAACCGCGCGTATGTGGCGACCGTCTAGTGTTTCGAGTGGCGGGCTTCCTTCCGCTAAAACGTAGGCTACGTGTCCGTGCCTCCCATCATCGTCAACTTCGATGGTGTTCGGCGACAACACTTTGCCGACTGCGTTCGCACAAAGTTCCTCAAAGTCGCACAACAACTCGAGTTCGAGTTGCATCACACGCGCACCTCAACGCGACGCCCGAACGTAGGCAGCAAGTCTTGGCGAGCGTTGACCGCCCCCCACAACACCGGGTAATCCGGTCCGGGAAAATCGAAATCGCCCTCCATGTCCGTAAAGTAGATCAGGCCAGCCGGGACAAGGTCAAGTTCCGCGACCTTGTTGTACACCGGATGGAACGCCGTTCCGCCTCCGCCACACATGCGCAGCACGACGTCTTCGCCTTGCGCAAAGCGGTCGACGCGGTTGACCGAGCTATCGCAGTAAATCACGACAACCTCAGCCGGCTTGCAATCCTCCGCAATCCGCGTGACATCTCCAGCGATAATGTTGAGCTGGTCCTGCGTCATGCTGCCGGACGTATCGATGCCGAGAACAAGCGGTCCGAGCGACTCGCTCCACAACGACGGCAGGTACATGTCCTGTCCGATAAACCGCCGCGCAAACCGGCGATACGTATAGTCGTCTCGCGAACTACTCGTCAGCATCGCCCGCGTCTCTTCCTTCCAGTCAGTCGTGCTCGACTTCAGGATACCGAGCACCCGCCCCAACAGCGCCGACTGCGTGCCTGCTGCGTACGCAGCTTTGGCAGCCTGCGTAATCATCGTGCGTACCTCCAGCTCGGATTCGGCCTCCGACTTGTCCGCATCGGCCTGTTCCAGATCGCCGCTACCGTCGAATCCACCCGCACCGTACTTCTCCGCGTACTTCTCCGCGGATTCGTACAGTTTCTGATACACCCACTCCGTGTCGTGCTCGGGCTTCACCCAGTCGATCAGCACGCCGGCCTTTGGCATCGTGCCGAAGAGGCCGGGCGTCTCGATAAGCGCGGCATTGATAACCGCGTCGCCGGCGATGTTCCACAACTCGGGGTTGCGTTCTCCGAGCCGATACGAGTGGAGCAGAATAACGTGCATCGCCTCGTGAGCGCACACAAAGATCAGCTCGTCCACCGTAAGCTTGTCGACAAACTCCGGGTTGAACTTCACCGACAGCCCGTTGGTTGCTGCCGTCGGCACCTGATCCGTCAGCTCCCGGCGCATGGACGAAAAGATCGTAGCGACAAACGGCATCGCCAGCACCAGTCGTCCCGCGGCCAGCTCAAGTTTTTGCTCTGCGGATTGCATCGATTTTCTCCTGCATAGATGAATCAGTGAATGTGACCGCTCCCATGAGAGCCGCTGCCATCAGCGTTGCGGTGTCGTTGGCAGACAACACCGCCCGCTCGATCCTGCGGGCAATATGCCACAGGACGACCGCAGCTGCGATAAGGAGTAGCGCTATGGACTCCCCCGCCGACGCGGCGATAACCGCGTCGCACGTAGCCCACCCCGACATAAAATACTGGAGCCGGTGCGGCGGGGGCAACCTCAACCGCAGGCGCACGTTAGTTGATCCTCAAGATGTCGGCGTTGTCCTTCATCCACTTGTGGAACGCGTCGCACGTCGAGATGGACCGGTCCCGACGAAACGCCATCTTCACGACAAGCGTACGGAACTCCTTCGGCATACGCTCGAGATACGGCAGCACCGTTCCGAACGTCTTGCCATCGACGCGAAGCGCGATGGCAACGCTGATCGCGTACAGCGTCGCAAGGCCGTTCTTCTCCTTCTGCGTCGGAACCGGGACGCTGCCGTTATTGTCGCTGAAGATCAGCTCAACGGACGGCATCGTCTCCCAGATGCGAAGGAACGCCTCGAAGTCCGCCGTCGCACGCTCGCCGATGGACCCGGACAGCAGCTCGATACGGGACTCCGACGGATAATCGAGATAGTGCGTCGCGCCGGTAGTCCACGCACGCTGAGTCGCGAACGGCTTGCCGACAGGGAGTTTCTGGCAGTCGACGTTGATCTTCTCGTCTCGCTCGTTCAGGTACTGCGGGAACGTCTTGAGGAATGCGATGATCGGCGCAGCCACACCCTTGTCGACGCAGTAGTCGACGAAGTCTTCGAGCGACGAGTGCACTTCGATCACCGTCATGCGGTTGAGCAGCGGCGCGGCCAGATTGAACGTAACGCCGCGGTCCGACATGCGGTTGCCCGCAGCCATGACCATCCATCCTTCGGGAAGGACGTACTCTCCGACACGACGGTCGTTCGTCAACTGGTACGCGACGGCCTGCACAGCCTGCGGCGCAGACGTGATTTCGTCGAGGAAGATGATGCCCCGCGTTCCTTCCTGCGGGAAGAACACCGGCACATTCCACGTGGTGCGGGCATCGACTACGCTCGGTACGCCGCGGAAGTCCACCGGGTCGAACTGGCTCAAGCGAAGGTCGATGACGTCGAACTGCCCGTACCGCTTGCGCAGCTCTTCCGCAGCGGCGCGCACCGCGTCGGACTTGCCCACGCCGGACGGGCCGAGAAGCATCAGCGTACGAGTACGCGTCTTCGCGTTTTCGTAGTGGGCAACAACCGTGTCGATAACGTTCTTGATGTGCATGACTTACTCCTAGTAAAAGTGGCTCCCGTGGGAGCGGTTGATGAAACTGAAAACTACTTACTGAGAACGATTTCCGTGTACTGCGTCTCCGTGAGGAGGGTTAGCGTTACGATACCGGAGTCATTGCTGGTAGCGCTGTACCGGTACCTGTTTGCGCTCGTGTCATACTCGGTAGAAACGCGCACCGCCTCGCCAAACAGCTGCAGCAGAGTCACCGCTTTGTCAAGAGGGAGAACATACTTCGCGTACCCTATCTCCACGACGGCATGTGTTGTCATAGGAACCCTTTCATTTGCTCCAGTATGCGCGCGGCCTCCTCTGCCGTGCGTTCCCGCACGCCGGGTACGTTGCGGATCGCCTCCGCCGGGATTGCCAGAGACTGCCGTGCCGTAACGCACAACTGCCGAAACGCCTCGTTGTCCGACATATCCAGCTCGGGTAGGACTACGAGCAGTTCGTCGAGGTTCCCCGTCAGCGTGTCGTAAATCTTCCCATCCTCCTTCGCACACTGCGTGTGAATGCGCTGTACGGCGTCGAACATGCGCTGGTACACGGCCTTCGAGGATTCGACCAATGTGTTGCGCACGTTCTGCGCAACTTCCTCGCGCAGCTCGTCGAGAGACTCCTTCTCCAGTTCGAGCACAACGTCAGATTCGGTGCCGATCGGATGGAACGACACGGAAAAACTGAACTGCGCCTTAAGCGTAGCCATATCCGGGTACACGCTCGGATCGAAGAGCCCGCCTTGCTGTTTCGCCGCCTCTTGCAACACCGCCGCCATGTTGTTGAGGAACGCCGTTACCGCCTGATCGAACCTCAGTTTGTGCGACTGCATCTGCTGTCGGAAAGTGAAAACAAGAGACGACGGCAGCAACGCCATCCCTCGCGCCCACGGCGCCGTTACGGACTCGACATACCGGCGCGCGGCAGACTCCGCCGCAACGATCGGGTCAAACAAGTGTTTGGGATACAGCTTCTTGACGACAGCAACCGCGGCCTCGGACGCGTTGTTCAACAGCGCGGTTTCCCGCGTAGCACCCTTATCCTTCTCACTCACCTTTGGCTTGCTGACAGTCAGCGAAACCAGAATCGCTCTTTGCTTGAGACTCATCTTTCACTCCTTCACAATGGCTCCCGTGGGAGCCGGTTATTCATCACTCTTTACGACCTTTCAAACTACATTATAACATGACGTTGTAGTAAAGTCAAGAGGCCAGCAAAATGAGCTTCTGCGCATCACTTACCTCAGCAGCTGTATCCACGTGTCTACCTCCGGTAGAAGGGCTTTCGCTATGGCCTCGTCTTTTTGGAACAACGGCACTGTCGTCTCGACTCTCCACCAGCTGCCGAACCGCGCTACGTAGAACGAGCCCCAGTCGTCTTTCGCCGTCGTCAATTGCTGCCAGGGCATGTCTATATACCCGTCAGGAAAATTGTCGGGGCCGTAGTTAGGGCCGTACAAGCTAACATTTACTACCTTCACCTCAGCAGCTGTATCCATGCCTGAAACTCCTCGCGCAAATCTTCCTTCATGCGATCGCCATTCAAAGCCCCACCGACGGCGCCCGGAACCAACCACACCTCCCACCAGTGCTCGCCATACCGGACTACACATCCGGTCGGCGTGATGTAGCCCGTATAGTTATTCTGGGAGTAGACGTCGACGTACCGTTTCCCACGGACCTCCACGTTTATGATTCGCATTTCCACTCTCCTGCTGCTGCGTAGAGCAGTCGGCCGAGGTCTGACATTCCGCCGGGGACCAGCTCGAATTCGAGCTTCGCGGCTTTGAGCGCCTCGGTAACGGCGTGGCTTACGAACTTCGTCATGACGTAAATCCTGTCTGCGCGGAGTTCTTTGATGCGCCCCGTTCGCTCACGATCCGGGAACACCAGATCGAACGCGTCTCCATACTCGCTGGACACAATGCCCTGCTGTTGGGGCATCAAGCCGATGATGGCGACTTTCGGTTTGCGCGTGCGCGGCGACTCGGCTCCCGCGGGAGTACGATGCAGCGCCCCTGCCTTGAGCAGCACCTTCTCGGCAACCTGATTCGCGATGTACTCCGCGATCGCTTCCACGAACGCGTCGATCGCGTCCGTCAGCGGGTGTTTCGTGATAGTACGTGGTGCCGTTTCCGGTTCGACGACGACCGCCTTAACCAAATCCTCGGGAGTGATGGCATCATCGAGGCTCAGGGCCAGCTGTTTAGGCGCAGGCTGCTCCGGGACAGCCAGTTCTGCCGCGGCGGGGTAGTACACCCACTGCACGCGTATTCCCCGCTCCGCGATCGCTTCACGTCTGCGCTGCACGCGGCCCTTCCCCGTCAACCATGTCAGTGCCGGCGAGATGCAGTCCGTCGTCGTGCCGGCGAACTCGGCAACATCCCTAGCGACACAGCGCGGATGTGCGTTTATGTATTCCTCTGCTTTACTTGCGTATGTCATCTTCCTAACTCCCACAGCGTTGTGAACAAACGGCACTCAGTCTCGTCTCGGCTGAGCAGTTGGGCCGAACCATCAGGCATCATCTCGATAGCTCCCATAGCGTACGTGCGTAGGCAAGCACCGCTTTGTCGTCAACTTCATGACTAGGCCCGCGGTCTATCCTACGGCCGTCCGCAACATAGAAGTACGGCTTTCCTTCGTACAGAAACCACAGGTAGTGGTCGCTTCGGGTACCCTCTCTAGCGTACGCCATCCCGCCCCCGGCATCCCGCGCCTCTTCTACCCAATCAAGCCTCATTTTTCCAACTCCCACAGGGTCTGGAACAACTTGCGCTCGTCCTCGTCTCGACTGAGCAGCCGGACAGAGCCATCGAAGTATATGGCCGCGACGAACCGACTTCGTATGAGATAATCAAGCACGCCTTTCGACAGGTCGGTGTGCATATCCCATACGGATACGGCGTTCGCATCTGTACACAGAATTGTCTCGCAACACTCAACCAGACAGAAACCCCGACAGGTCGGGTACAGTACTCGCATGCGCTGTACGAACATCTGCATCGTTATCATCGCTCCAACTCCCACAGGGTTGCGAATAAAAGGCACTTATTTTCGTCCCGGTCCAGTAACTGAGCGGAACCGTCGGACCCGAGCAGCACACACCAAGTGTCATCCGTATACAGATGCGGCAACATACCAAGAGCTTCGGTGTAGTAGTTTGAATAATGTTTGGACGAATGCACTGCGGGTAAGGTGAAGAACGACCACCCCCAGTCTCTCTCGCTGGCCGTATCCACATACGCAGGTAGGTTAAACCCGTCGTCTTCCTCCGCCTCACTCAAAAACTTTCGCAGGCTCTCTACCGCTTCGGTTATGTTCATCGCTCCAACTCCAACAAGGTTGCAAACAAGCGACGCTCTTCCTCGTCGCGGGACAATAACTCGAACGTATTGTCCGCCCACCACACAACGCAGTGTTGAGCAGTAAGCAGGCCGTCCACATCTACGCCTTCCTCGAGCGGCCACCAGCCGATAGGCTTACCCGCGGACACGTGTACCCCGTCGTCTTCGTCGTCTTTGCAGTCCCAGCCTGCCTGTTGCCGCAGTAGCAACTTGAAATCTATATCCATATCGTCCTCACCGCCGGTGTGTAGAGGTGATAAAACAGCGCCGCGGCCAAGAGCATACCGACGCCAACGCCCAAAAGGAAATTTCTCATTTGCCCAGCTCCCATAACGTACGAGCGTAGTTAAGTAGTTCTTTGTCATAGACGCGAAGGCTACTTTCAGGTTCGCGGGGGAACTTATCGCGATCACTGACATAGAAATACGGTTCGCCCTCGTACATCACCCACATACACGAGCTGCTTCGCTCGTTCGCTTCGGCGTATTCCACCACGGCTTCGCGGAACCTCGCGCGTTCTACCCAATCGGTTGCGCTCATTTGCTCAGCTCCCATAGTGTTTTCCCGTACGCAATAACTTCGGGGTCGGTGGCGGCCCACAGTGCGCCCTCCCCCTCCCGCACGCAGTACCGCGTTCCCTTGTAGTCGAAGTACCCCCAGCGGAAATCCCCGACTTTGTATACGAACGGCAGTTGTCGCATGTCCATCTCTACCGTGTGGTCCGCGTCTGTCACAATTAACGGCTCAGTTCCCATAGCGCTTTCCCATAGTCGAATATGTCGCCTTCTGTGAGCATCTCTACCTCGCCGGGGCGCGGTGCTAAGTTCCTATCGGGCATATCCACAAATATATACCACTCCCCCGCCACCGTGAAGGCGACCGCCGCGTACTCATCCTTGATACCCACGTCTCCGTCGACTTTCCAATCGTCGTACATCTGCAGCGGTTTCCACACGTACTGAAATCGATCGGTCATTTGCTCAGTTCCCATAGTGCTCTCCCGTACGCAATAACTTCGGGGTCGGTAATCGCTTGACCTACGGGCCAGCCGGTAAAGTCGAGGCGTTCGGTTACGCGATAGGTCATTCCCTTATAGTCGAAGTACCCCCAACGGAAAAACTTCTCCGGTAGGCGTGGTGCGTTCTCGCGCACACTTACGGACCACACCCTTATTTGCTCAGTTCCCATAGTGCTCTCCCATAGTCAAACACCGGACCGGACGTCTGCATACCGTTCGGAACACAGTCGTTAAGTGAGTGTCCTTCGCGCGGCTCTACGAACATCCACCACTCCTTTTGGTACTCGAATATCATCGCCCCGAAGCTGCCGTTTTCGGTTCGGTGGTTCCGATCAACTTCCCAGTATTTGCCCGCTTTCCATACGTAGCACGGGTTCATTTCGACAACTCCCAAAGTGTACGACCATAAGCTTCTGCTCCCGCGGGAGCCGGAACCGTACAGGCATCAAACCAGCTATTCCTGTCCTCCCGGACGCGCCGCACCATGTAGTACCTGCCCTCGTACACAAACCACACGGAATCCGACGACGTGTGCCCAATCTCGCACATGCGTTCTACCACATCACGACGTACGTGCTGCGGCAACAGAGGGAGGATTATTTCCAGCACACGAACCTCACTCATTTTCCCAACTCCCATAGTGTGCGAGCGTAGTCGCGTATTTTCTTGTCAGAAACGATGAAGATGGGCGTGGCTATGTATGGACGCTCTACGTACACGTACGCCCTTCCCTCGTATTCGAACCACATGGAGTATTGGCCTCGGATACCATCTCTTGCGTACCTCATCCCAGCCGATTCGTTCCCTGCTCTCTCTACCCACCACTCGCTCATTTTCCCAACTCCCACAGAGTTGCGAACAGTCTGCACTCATCTTCATCTCGACTGAGCAGCTGAGCTGAGCCATCGAGGTATACGACCGCGACGAAGGGGCTTCGTTTAAGATAGTCCCGCACACCTCTGTTGTTTGCCGAACGGAATACGTCCCATACGCACATAACCTTGTCGCACCCTACCAGCATCACGCCTCCGGGCAAGCCAGAGTGCTGCTCTTCACGATGCACCTCGCGGCGCACCCCATCTACAAATTCCTGCACCGTTGGTACTTCTTTCATCTCTCCAACTCCCACAGAGTTGCGAACAGCAGGCACTCATCTTCGTCTCGACTGAGCAGCTGAGCTGAGCCGTCGGGGTATACGGCTGCGACGAAGGGGCTTCGCTCGGTGTAGCCGCGCACGACTTCACTATACGGCGCATAATCCACAGTCCACACGTTGAAAGCCGCGTTGTCGCACTCTACCAGCGCTGCGGTTTTGTGCAGCTCAAGTGACGAATAGTTACGACGCACTTCGTCGCGCGCCCCCACTACAAACTGCTGCATCGTTATCATTTCTCCAACTCCCACAGCGTCTGGAACAGCAGGCACTCCTCTTCGTCTCGACTGAGCAGCTGAGCCGAACCGTCGGGGTATACGGCTGCGACGAACGGACTCTCTTCGAAGTAGCGAAAAACGGTTTGCGTTATTTCCCACGCACCCCATATCGTTACTGCGGTACTTCCCATGTGCAAAGGTGTCTCACAACACTCTGCGAACGACAGCTCTGGACTCCGATCGAAGAATCTTATCCTACTAACAAACGCCTGCATCGATATCATCTCTCCAACTCCCACAGCGTCTGGAACAGCAGGCACTCATCTTCGTCTCGACTGAGCAGCTGAGCTGAGCCGTCGGGGTATACGATCGCGGCGAACGGGCTCTGTTCGAGGTAGTCCCGCATACTTTCGCCGGTCGCATAGGGCACGGGCCACGCGCCGAAACTCGCGTTGTAGCACTCTATAAACACAGCATATCGGTGTGGGTCGTGCGACCCCAGTTCGTGTAACGCCACACTATACGCACCGCGGGTAAAGCTATGCAGCGTCATTTGGCTAGCTCCAGTAGCGTTTTGGCATAGGCAACGGCTCCCGCGGGAGCGTCACCGACTTCGGATTCGGCGCCGGCGGCTGGCGTCATGGCTAGGTAGTACCCGCCCTCCCACACGAACCACGCGAACCATCCGTGGTTGCCGTGCGGGCCGACCGTGATTTCCTCACACCAGCGCGCCCTGTCCGCGCTTAAGTAGTGTCGCTGCAGGCTGATTACCTTCAGGGGTTCGCTCATCTTCCCAACTCCCATAGCGCGCGCCCATAGGCAACAACGGCCTCATCCCGCTCGACCAGATGGACCGTTTGCCACAAGCGCGGTATTCCGAAAAATCCGACGTAGCATTCCCCTTCGTATGTGAACCATATAACGTCGCTGTTGTGCCGCTTTTCCCACATGACTGTCTCGCAGTTCTTTCGCACGGACAGGGGGTTTGCCGCTCGCTCTACCCACCAACTTTTCATCTCTCCAACTCCAACAGAGTTGCGAACAGCAGGCACTCATCTTCGTCTCGACTGAGCAGCTGAGCGGAGCGGTCGGGGTAGACGGCCGCGACGAAGGGACTATTGGTTAGGTGGACGAGCACGGCTCTCTCGTAGGGCACATCCAAAACCCACAGGTATGGGACTACGTCGTACTCTATTAGCCACACAACGTCGCAATCGGCGTCGCGGCCCACGACACAAGGCAGTACAGCAGTTTTTACAAACTCTCTCAGGTTCATTTCTCCAACTCCCACAGCGTCTGGAACAGCAGGCACTCATCTTCGTCTCGGCTCAACAGTTGAGCG